CGCCGATGATGTGGCCTTCGCCGACTTCCCTGTCGAGATACCGTGCCAGATCGTTCAGGACGATTTCGCGGTCGATGTAGTACGATGTTCCGATCTTCACGTCAGGCTCCCCAACCCATCGGCGCGATTCGCCGTGGGTCAGGATAGCGTACGAAGCAAAGCTTACCCGTGGCGTTAATGCGAAAAAGGTTTGCTTGTGCAAAATAGACACAGGTCTTTTCGAATTGTGGCTCGGAGATTGTCGGACCCCAAGATGTTGGGTTATGTACCGGGCTGCGCGAACCTTTCGGGGTGCAGTGCCCATTCCTCCCAAGGCGATGGATGGTCGGCCCGTCATAGTCATCCCCCCGGTGGCTTGGCGGGCCGACTTATTTTCCATCCTCAGTCGACCCGCGCGATCTCGTAGCTGCCGTCAGGCTGGATGATTGCGAGCCAAGAATGGTCGTAGAACCGGATCGTCTCGTCGCGCAGATTCGCCTCGGCGAGGACCTGCATGATGGGGTCGCCCGGGTACCGCAAACCGACATCGGTCATTGTGAAGCCGGGGAAGGGATTCCAGCCGCCGCCGTGCTGGTAGTTTTTCTCGATCTGCTCGCGTGCTGGCGCTGGGTCATGCTCAGAGAAAAATTCCGGCACTATGCCGAGCGCGTCGTGCGTCATGCGTGGGTGCAAGAGGGTGAAGCGGATCATCAGTGCGTCTCCGGTGGTGATTGTCCGGCGTCGACCTTTTCAGCCCAGTCAATGTCGGAGGCGTACACGTAGTCGCCGGTGCAGTAGACGTCGAAGCCGTTCGACTGAATATCGTCGGTAACCCGCAGAGGTCTGCGCCAGTAGCCGTCGTCGCCGTCGCTCATCCAGCCGCGTGCCCGCAGCCGGATAATGCGGCAGTAGTCGGAGAAGTTAGGTAGCTTCATTTTTTAAAGCCGCTCTTGGAGTCCTCGTAGGCCTTGCGCCTTTCCGCTAATTGCATTCGGAGGCGTCGAATGTAACCGTCCAGCGCATCCAACTCGTTCGGGCCGAGCGCGATCTCGTCCCAGCCGGTTACCCGTTGGGTCCGCAGCCATAAGTGCTCGCCGTCGAAGCTCGCGTACACGCCGTCTCCGATGTAGAATTTATTCTCTTCGCCCGCTGAAATTTGCTCGTAAGTTATCATCGCGTGGTCCTTTCGATGGGCGGCGGATCGTCCATGTGCTGAACCGCGTAGAGAACCGGCCCGACCGTGAAGACGAGGAAAATGAGGAGCAGGAGCGCCCTGAGGAATCGCGGGAACAAGATCGCGAGGAGGATCAGGAATAGGAGGCCGACGATCATACTGGCCTCCGTTCGAATACTGCGGCGCGCTTCTGGCTGATCTCTTTGCAGCGCCGCCGGATTTTGCGTGCGCACCACTGATCCCGCTTCGTCTTCTTGCGCATTCGCACCTGTCGCCACGCGAGATAATAGCCGGCGGCGTTGCGCTCCTTCGACCAGCAGAACCAGACTGACTGGCCCTTTCGGTTCTTGCCGGCGTTGATGTACGTGTAGCCGAGACTCACGCCCTGATCGAAGACCCGCGTGAGCTTGTTGGCCTGCGGATCGGCCTTGGCGCGCTCAATTTCGCGCTTCCACTGCGAATGTTGGATGTCGGCCCACATTTCGTGGAACATCTTCTGCACGGCTGGCGGGGCGTCCTGTAGCATGGATTTATCTCCCAAGGGTTTGAAGCACTCCGTGAATGCCCGGCTTTCGGCCGGGCATCTGGCGCAGTGCTTACGCGACCTTATTGAGGATTTTGCCGGCCACCGCTTCGACTTGGAGGCGATCGTCGGTGTTCAGGGCGTTCCGCGCGTAGGCGGTAATGCCTTGGGCAAAGTCCCAGGCAGTCCTCATGTGCGCGCCTTCCTCGCGCTCATGAACCTCGACGATTTTTTTGCTGGCTGCCTTCGAGAATTCGCAGCGCTTCAGAAAAGCTAGCTCGTCGTCGTCGCTTTCGACTAGCTTCGCGGCCTTCGCCTTCTCGACCGATTCGAGAAGCTTGCGGTCGCTTGCGGCCGAGTAGCTTTCGAGCGCGGGGACGCACTCATCGAGCCAGCGCTCCGGCGCTAGTGCGGTGTGCCGGATGGTCAGCTCTTCGAAGCCTTCGCATCCCCACAGATTGCGGTTCATGCAAACGCCGCGGAGGTAGAACGATCGCACCTTCAGTGCGCGCGAGCCGACTTCTGAGTTCTGGAGGTAGAACCCGCGGAAGAGCAGGTCGTCACGCCCGTCGCGGGTCTTGCCCACGACGATCGGCCGGCGGTCGTCGACCAGGAACACGAACAAGTCGCGGTCGCTGCCGTAGAACGTCCGGTCGTTCTTGTCGCCCATGTCCTCTGGGTCGTAGGTGCCGTTCGACCAATTCAGTCGACCCGGTGTCTTCCAGTGGAAGCGCGGGTTGTCGCCGAGGCCGCTGCCGGCGATCTGCCGCAGCGCGTGAACGACTTCGTGGTCGGGGATGCGCCCGTATGTCGGGCCCGTGGCCGCGAAGAGCTGCTGCGTTCCGCCGTAGAGTTTCACCTCCTCGACTTCACGGGCGAACCGCATGCGGTAGGTCAGCTGCTCGGTGACCATCTGCGAGGGTAATTCCCGCAGATACGAGGCAGGTGCCTTCGCCAGCTGACAGAGCTGACCGAACGCCCAGTGCGTCGGGGCAACTTCGACCGTCCGGCTAACATCGGCGCCGGCCGTCCGTACGTTGGGCACGCCCACCGTCAGCTTCTTGAAGTCTTCCTTGGTCTCCGGGATCGGAGCTTCAAAGCAAAACCCCCGTGTGCTGACGCGCGTCTCCCAGGCGGCATCGTACGCCGCCTTTTTCGCGTTGAAGAGCGCGTTAAGGTCGGCGTATTTTTCGTCGGCAGGACGGCTGAACCACTGGTTCGATACCGTGCTGTCGAGCGATCCAGCGGAGGTGTCGACTGCGTACGGGCGTACGGGCATCGAGGCCTGCTGTGCTTGCGCGTTTAACATTTTGCTACCTTTCAAGTTTGGCCTGCCATCTTCAGACCCGGGACGGCCAGCCCCAGGTGACAGCGCCTTAGCGACGCCGTTTCGGCTGTTTTGTTCGCAGAAGCTGATCGCACACTGTGCGGGCGCCGCGGATTTTGTCCTCGCGGGCTTTCTCTTTTGCTGCGGGTGGTGCGACGAGGTATAGATTCTGCGCGACTGCCGAGACATCGTCGAGCATCAGCAGCAGGTTGTCGTAGCTGGGTTTTGTTTTTTCCTCTTCGGCTTGGTCGTGTAGGTCGATCATGCGGTCGAGCAGGGCGGAGGCGACTGTCTCGAGGTCTGAGAGGTCCATGCGCTCGATCAGCGCTAGGGCGTGGTGGACTGGATTTGGGTCGCGGGCTGGTTCAGGTTGGCCGTAGTCGCGACGCTCGGCCATGAGGAATTTGCTGGAGGCCATTTTTTCCCAAGGTCTGGAGGGCGGGTTCCTGGCCCGTCCTGCCACCTGAATATCGGACTTAATTTCCTGAAAAACAATCCGCCGGAGCGAATATTTTTGACGTTTCGTCACTTTTTTGGGTCTTGACGTTTCGTCAATTCTCTCCTACCTAGACCGATCACCTGGGATACCATGAGCGGGGTGGCATGGCAGAGGCAATCGAGCACCCGAAGCTCGCGATGGCGGACACGATGATCTGTCCGACCCTTAAATTTCGATGGCTGAACCATTGTGATGGCCGAATCCTTCAGCAACAATTCAGCATCGTCGACTTCAACGATCCGAAGAAGACTAGGGTCGAATGGCGCGACGTACCAGTCGAGGACGAGGATGCAGTCGCAGCAGCTGACTGAGATTCTCGATGACCTGCAGCTCGATCCGGCCGCCCTCGCCGCCATGCTGGGGATGAACCCGCGTTCGGTTTACCGCTGGCTGTCCGGGGATCATCATATCCCCGACATGGTTGTATCGGTGCTCGGGCTTTTATGCAGTGGCCGTATCACCGTCGATTCGTTCGTTCGTGCGCGCAAGCAGTTGGTCAAGAAAGCCAAAAAGCGGTAAACTCAAAACCATGCCTACTCGTCGCCGCCCCCCAGGCCGAGCAAAGTCATCGCGAGCCCGCCGTGACGAAAGCTTTCTATATGGCAGTGAGCCCTGGAAAAATATAATCATCGCGGCTGGATCGATCGCCGCGGCCCTCGTCGCAATCGCGACCGGGTGGAGTTATTTCGGTTTCCCCAAAATAATCACCGACCATGCCCTGACAGAGCAAGTCACTGTGATTCGTCAGAAAATCGACGAGAGCAAAGAGGACGTCACTAAGCTCGCCAATAAAAATAAGGACGAGGTGCAGGGTGACGTCACCAAAGTCGCTACTAAGGTCGATACTCTAGCTCAGCGGCAGGAGAAGCTCACATCCACTCTGCTTGAGACCCAGATGACGACCTTGACCACAGCGAAGCAGCGTATTCAGGATCAGCTCGTGGCGGTTAATTCGCAGATTACCAAATCGCCGAACGATCCGCTCCTGCAGTCGCGGAAGAACGACCTGACCAATTATTTCTCGTTCCTCGATGATCAGCTGCACCGTGTGCAGGATCAGTTCCAGAAGGCGAAGGAAAAATGAGAGCTGTTTTTGTGCTGCTGCTGATCGTGCTCCTCGGCAACACTGCGCTCCAGGTGAACGGGCTGGTGCACGACCCGCATAAAACGCATGTGCGGCCCGGCCAGGATGTCCAGATTAATTATGGGCAGCGGTTTGATAAGCTGGAAGGGGAAGTGAAGCAGGTTGGCGATCGCGTCGACCGTATCCTCCAGTCCATTGCGCACGGCACCGCGGGTGTCGAGGGCGATATCGAAAAACTGAATAAATCCGTCGACGCCTTAAATCAGAATATCGGCGAATTCCGCGAGCGATTCCTGCAGCACCGCCGTGCGACCGAAGGCCGGTGGCGGTGAATAATATCATGATCCTCTTCGAGTTTTTTGTAGACGTTATAGTCTGTGCGGGATTGCTCGTGATTATCTTGTATGGATTGTCGTGGGCATTCGCGCTCGTGGTAATGGCGGCGGCATGGGTGTTTGCATCTATTGGTCAGTGCGCATGGAGATTGGGGAAACGGTGATGGTAGTTTCCGCCTTCGATATCCACGGGCAATTTCAGCGGCTCATGTCGTTGAAGCGTCGCCGCAAAAAGAAGCTTACTTTCGATGAGGCTGTCGATTTTATTGCCGCCTGCTCGGGCATGGAGGTTGGTATCGTGAAGCGGAAATTGCTAGCAGCCGGAGCGACCGATGAATGGCCAGAATAAACCTGAGACAACAAAGGTATGGCGCGTGCCGATGAATATGCACTTCCGCGATGCTGTAGTGCGTGTCACCGCCGAGTCCGCCGACGAGGCCGAGCGCAAGGCCAACGAGGGCGATTGGGACGACATTGAGGGCCAAGGCGAGTGCGTCGATTTTTATGTGACTGGTGAAGCGACAGAGCAGACGTAAACGGGGAGGTTCTTATGGGTACCGTCGTAGCAATTAAAAATGCTCAGCATCCGCCGAAGGCGGCGCAGAGCAGAATGGAAACCATCATCGTCACCCAGGCGATGGTCAACAGCTGGAGAATTCCGCCGTTTCAGCGAGAGTTGCGGATTAATGCGAAGGTGCGGGAAGTTACCGAGCAGATCAAAGTGAACGAGGTGGTCGAGGGTGTCCTGACGCTCGGCACGCTGAGGGCGGATTCCAATATCCTCTACATCGTCGACGGTCAGCACCGAATCGAGGCTTTCAAACTGTCTGGTCTCGAGGAAGCAATCGCGGACGTTAGGGTCTGCATTTTCTCGAATTTTGCTGAGATGTCCGACGAGTTCGTGCGGCTTAATAGTTCGCTGGTCAGAATGCGGCCGGACGACATGCTGCGCGGCATGGAGAACACCGTACCAGCGCTGCGCGAAATTCGAAGGTCATGCGAATTTGTCGGCTATGGGCAGCTCAGGCGCCGCTCGGGTTCTGGTCCTATTCTCAGCATGTCAGCGTTGCTCCGCTGCTGGGTTGCGTCTCAGTGGGAGACGCCAGCGTCAGGCTCTGGCGCCGTTACAGGCGGTTCCGTGGGGCTCGCCTTGAGCCTCGACCAGAAATCGACAGCCAATCTAATCGCCTTCCTCTCGACCGCACATGCGGCCTGGGGGCGCGATCCAGAATATTTCCGGCTCTGGGGAAATCTGAATCTAACCCTCTGCATGTGGCTATGGAATAAATTGGTGATCGACCGAGACAGGAGCGGCAATCGTTGGCGCATGGTTGTTCTCGATATTCCGCAGTTCAAAAAATGCCTGATGTCTGTGTCGGCCGATGCTGATTATGTCGCTTGGCTGCAGGGCAGAAACCTGACCGACCGTGATCGCAGTCCTTGCTACGGCAGGCTGAAAGCAATCTTTTCTCGTCGGCTGACGGAAGAGACCCGCGAAAAGCCGTTCCTTCCGCAGCCGGCCTGGGCGTCGAAGTGAATTGGCGGGACATGCTCGAGGTCGTGACGAGTATAACGATAGTCATCTGGGCAATATTCGAGATCACTGTAAAGGTGCTGGGTTACTGACACATGGGTGAATTCACTGCCGAGCAGAAAATGCAGGCTGCCGAGCGCGAGGTATCTCAGCGCAAGAAGGTCTACCGCCGCCTCGTGTACACGAAGCGCATGACGCAGGAGAAGGCCGACTACGAGACCGCGATCATGCAGGCGATCGCCGATGATTATCGCCGGCAGCACCAGCCGTCGATGTTGGATCAACCGGGGGAATAAAAATGCAGAGCGTTCTACAGGACTGGGTGATGGAATTGCCGTTGCGCGAGCAGGGTACACTGCTGACCGGGGTCCGCGGCTGCGATGTCGTCCAGAAGGGCTTCCAGCCCACGTTCCCTGATACACCGGATGCGGTGGCGCGAGGCCTCGTCGCATTCCTGCGCTTCTGCTTCATGGTGCCGGCTGATGCGCGGGAGATCGATGTGCCTGGCGCCTTTTTCAAAAGCCTGCCACCAGCTAGGTGGAGACCCTCGATGCTCGGCCACCTGCCGCAGCATTTTTACGCCCACCTGATGCATGCATTTGAGGTTGTCGGCATGCGCCATCCGAATGGCATGCTCGCCGCCGAGGCGCTCTCGATTTATCACGGCATGGTCGAAAATCTGCACCTTCAGCCCGAGAGTTTTGAGCGGTTTGAGGCCCGCATGACGGAGGACCGGATCGCAAACGGGACGGTGGTGTCATGACGGACAACGCAGAGATAGGCAAGATCGCCGACGCGGCCGCGACCCAGGTGATTGCCGTCTGCAAGCAGGTGCTCGAGGAGGACCCAACACTGCAGCCAGTGGTCAGCATGCAGATGGTGGTCCTTCGTGATGTCGGACAGCTACGGACAATGATTCGCGCCCTGTCGCTGAAGCAGCAAGAATTGGTGCACAAGGTCTCCATGGCCGTCGCGGAAGCATCGATGGATGCGCTGAGCCACATTCAAGGCCAGGGTGGTCGCGCCGACTGAGGAGTGCTACATTCATGCGCGTTAGTTCTCGATCACTGAGGCAGGCACACCATGATGAAACAGGAAGAGGTACAGAAGCACATCGATCACCTGAAGGGTGTCGTGCGGCAGTCCAACAAGGATGGCGGCCCGGGCTACGGTCACTTCCTTCGCGCCATCGGGATCGCGTTCCAGGCAGTGGCTCCCGGCAATAAAGATATTCAGCAGCTCGCAAGGGCTCTGAATAAAACCAGGTTCGACGAAGATGGCGATGTCCAAGACGAAAGCGTCAAGCAAGCCGAACAGGTCCAGCAGCAAGCCGGCCAGCTCGCGCAGAACCGCTCGCAACCAGGCGCCGATGCCAAAGGACAGCCCCAAGCCGGTAGCCCTCTACGACAGCAGGCTTGAGTACGAGAGACGTAAGCTCGGACCCGGTCGGCCAACTAAGCTCACTCCAGAGTTGGCCGACCGGATGTTCGATGCCATCTGCAATGGCGCAAGCCTCACAGATATGCTCGCAGACCAAGATGTGGGCGTCACAGCTTTCTATCGCTGGCTGCATGAGAACGATGAATTTAGGAAAAGGTATGAGGAGGCTTGCTACATCCGCGCCCGTACTTACGGCGAGAAGCTTGTAGGTCTTTCGATTAAAGCCGGCTCGGGGATGGTCGATGTTCGTAATGTTCTCGCGGAGGCTCACCTGCTCGAAAAGTCCATGGGGCACATCGAAGGCGGGGCGAATAGCTGGATCAGCCGACGGGCCCACGCCGAGGACCCAGATCAGGTAACGCAGTCCCAGCTCACACCAGAGTTTGTCATCACCTTCGGCCGGCCCGACAAGCCGAAGGACTGGAAGGTCACCGATGATATGCCGGAGTTGGCACCAGCCGATGCGGATCACGCCAAGGGAACTATTCTTGACGCCAAGCGCGAGCGCGAGAAATTTGTAGGGGAGGAATGAATGCTAATAAGCGTTGGAAACCAGAGCTACGAGGCGCTCGATAAGAGGCTCGCTGCCGACACCGAACGGGCTCGAGCCGAAGGTGATGCAAGGGCTGTCGCTCGCATCAATTCGTACGGCAAGGTCGCGAAGGCGCTGATTGCCGCCATAAGCGAATGCCCTGGAAATGGTAGTAGAAATATGGCGACCGAAGAGGAAAGTACCGGCATCGTCGAGGGTGTTGCCCTAGCCGTGGTCTCGATCTATGCGCCCCAGATCGTCTGTGCATTCGAGCCTTGCGGGCATGAGCTGCCGTGTCCGTGGCTGATCGCGATGGAAAGTATCGCCGACGTCTTCAACACACAAATGGGCGAGGCCGCCGCTAACTGCTTTATGGAAGCAGCAAAACAAGGTATAAACCAGCCGCATCAGGGCACCGCCTGATCGGCCTATCTCTCGGGGGAGAATCAGATGTCGGAAGTCTTCGAGGTCGAGGGAGCCGTGTATTCGACCTCGGCAGCTCCAGGACCGCCATGGCATGGACCCCGTATTATGACGAGGACGGGGCCTACCACAACGACGATCCGAATATTCACACGACCTGCTATAAATGTTCTGAGGGTCATATTTTTAGGGTCCAGCGGCAGCTTGGTGTGACGACCTTAATTATGGCGGAGAATACCGGGGGAGAATAAAATGCTGGAAGCAGGTTCGAAGGTCAGGTGGAACCTGACGCTGTTCGCGATATGTTGGTCGCGAACACCAAGAAAAAGAGGGGAGTCGACCTCGTTCTGCCGAAGAAGGACGACGTCTGCACCGTGGTGTCGGCGTCGGCCTATTTGGATGATTTTGTCGTCTGCCTCAAGGAAGTGCAGCCTGATGGCCAGCGAGTGCCTGCCGTATATGTCGCGCCGGTGGAGACTGAGGGGGGCTAAGCCCAAGCGCCTGGAAGTCGGTATGAAGGTCCGCTGCAGGCTCGAGCTCGAAGAGGCGGAAGAGGCTAGGTTGGCGGCGTTACTGAAGATGGCTTACGTTCTGAAGCTGCCGGAGTACGGCAAGACCTACACCATCACGGTGACCCGCGAACTGCCTCTATTGCTGCAAGCTGCCATGCCTGAGGTCGCTGACAAACTTGGCCTAGTAGCCGTTCACGTCGCCGAGATCGACGAGGCTGCCGGATATCCCGCGACTTGGTTTGAGCCGGTGCTGTCATGACCGACCCGACAAAGCCCGGGCCGTCCGACAACAATATCCCCGGCCGCCCCGACACATGGCGGCGCGCATACGATCAGGATTTTGTCGATCGCCATGCATCTGATGAACGGAAGGTGGAGCACCGTTCCGGGGGCGCACCATCCGACGCCGAGATATGGCCATGTATGTACTGTGGTTATAGAGGAGATCGTTGCACTAACACACACGAAGCGGAGGAATGTATTCACTACGCTGAGGCTGAAGAGCGCCCACCATCCGATGAGCCGACCGAAGAGATGAAGCAGGCGGGCATCGAGGCAAGCCCGATGATTCCGTACCCGGAAATGGCCAAGTACGCCACTCGGAATGGTCGCGTCTCTCTCGATACCGAAGAGGTCGCGGCGATCTACAAAGCCATGCGTGCGGTTGCCCCACCATCCGACGCGCGAGAGGCGCCGCGCGCGTGGTTGTATCGAAACCCTGCTTGGCCGGGTAATCGCTGGGAAATTACTACTGACGGGCCGCCTTTTTTTGAGGGGGCAATTGTCGAACCTCTCTACACGCACCCCGCGCGATCTGGCCTGGAGGAAGCGGCGGAAAATGCGGTCATCGCATTCGGAATGGGATGGGATATGGAAGGCGTCATCGACGTACTTCGCAAAGCATTGCCTGATCGCTCCCGCGCCGCCTCAGAGACACAGGGAGGCGGGGAGTGAGCCGGTTCTGTGAATTTTGTGATCGAATACGAGTGTCGGGGTCAGCAGCAATTCCATGCTTGTCAAAAGAGGCCGCTATAAACTGCCGTCATTCGCGAGATTATTTTTCTCAGGCTGAAGCCCGCGCTCGCATCGTCGAACTAGAGGCGTTCGTTAAATGCCCCATCGGACTTGATAACTCGCCGGACATTTGTAGCGCTGGAACATGCTGGCATTGCTTATCCGAGCTTCGGAAGCACATCGTCGAACTAGAGCGCGAGCGGGACAAGGCGCGAGAAGAGCGGGATGATTACAAGGCTCGGTTCGAGTCTGCTTGCCGAATTAGCGCTGATCTGCGTGCCCGCGCGAAATCGGCTGAGGCGATAGTGCGCGTCCTAGCAAAAGCACGGCAATCGTGGGGAGAGGAAGGCACGCTTGAGCGCCTTCGCGGCTGCCTCGGCATTTGGCATTTTGATGATGCCGCCGCCCACTTCTCCCGCCACCCCGACAGCGATCCGGCCCGCAAGACAGGGGAGGAGTGAGATGTGCTGTACGTCAAGGACTCCGCAGGGGCAACTCTCGACCTCTCCCTTACCAAGGCGGAGGTCGGCCCTCACGAACGCGGCTTGCCGCACGGATTACGCACGGGTGACGAGCGGAAACGGGAGGTGAGAGATGCCAATAACTGGCCATGCTTACATTGCAGCTAATCTTCGCAACGAACTTGTCGATGCCAACGCCCGCATCGCTCAGCTACAGGCTGAGCGGGATGAAGCGAGGATGCTTGCTGTCGAGGGCATCTGTCACGACGCGGTCGGGGACGAGTGGGGCAATTTCCCTTGCCCTTGGAAGATTCGCGCGATGCAAGCGGAGGCTATGATGTTCACGGACGCCCAAATCAAGCATATGGTTGATCGCTTCTTGGCTTGGCGATTGCCGCCAGATTTCGACCCCGACAACGGGATCAACTATAAGCGCCCGAACTATTCCCCCGAGGTAGACGCTACGCCGGTGGGCACTAACCTGCTCACCGCCACACAAGCAGAAGCGATGGTTCGGCACATGCTTGATGGCCTACCGAGCCCGGCAGCCTGGCCGCCCGGTGGCACGAGCGATAATATCCAGGCCGTCGCTCGGCATGCTATTCATGGGCTGCGGCGCCCCCTCTCCCGCACGGATGGAGAGTGAGGGGATGAGAACACGCCAGCAAATGAAAGAGCTTTCGGAAGAGGAGCTAAACGATGTCGAAAGCGACTTCCGAGGATGGAATCTCTGCGTGGGCCAGCTCGACCCGGAGGAGATGAAAACCTTTGAGCTACTAGTCGAACATGGTCGCGCCCGCCGGGCTTACGACAATTCTCTAGCCATTGTTGGGCTCGCGATGGTTCGGCGAGCTTAGCCTCTCCACACTGCGGAAAGGAAACGGGATGATCGAGATTGAAGTCAGTGGCAACGACTTGGCTGTCGAAATCAGGAATGGAATGGATAAAGCTTCATTCGGGATCGAAGCCGGGCTGCCCGAAACGCTAACGATCATCAAATGTCGCGGGCTAAAGCTTAAGCGATCTGACGTGGGCTCTCTTGTGTTTGAGATAGATACGGGAACTGCGGAAAGGAAACGGGGATGAGTGAGGGCCATATCGTCGATGTCAACGAAATGGTTGTGCGGGTCGCAAAGGCGTTGGCACCTGCCGCGTGGGGCTGGTACAGCAAAATAGGGGACACTCTTGCTCAAGAGAGCCGACGTAAAGCCTCACTGAAGCACGCCCGCGTGGCTATCCAGGCAATGCGAGAGCCGACAGAGGGGATGCTAGCCGCAGGCGATTCTCAGATGCCGCAATTCCACCCCGACGAGGGTTATCTTACGGGGCGGGATGTTTTGGTAGATGTTTGGCCAGACATGATTGATGCCGCTCTTACCGAATCCGCTCCGAGGGGGGAATGAATAAGCGCAAATCTTCAAATCAAGGCGCCGATCGGGCCGCCCTCAGGGTTCGCAAGGACGACCTCAATGAAACGCCACCGGAGGCCGTACATGCGTTAATGGCGGTCGAGACCCTCGACAAGGACATCTGGGAGCCATGCGCTGGGCGAGGCGCTATTGCACGGGAACTGCGGTCCAAAGGCTACGTCGTGGTCACCAGCGATCTGGTGGCCTATCCCGGCGCCGATCATGGTAATAGCGACCGGCGTTGATTTTCTGATGACGCACCAGGCGCCGTACGGCATCAAGACCATCGTCACCAACCCGCCTTTCAAGCTGGCAGATCAGTTCATCCGTCACGGCCTCGGCCTCGGCTGCAAGGTCGTCGTGCTGCTGCGGCTGATATACATGGAGGGTGCACGCAAATCCGACCTGATCGACGAGCACCTGGTGCGGGTTCTGGTCGGCCGAGAGCGGCTGCCGATGATGCACCGCGAGGGCTACGAGGGGAAAAAGCTCGACAAGTCCGGCGTGCCGTTCGCCTGGTTTGTTTTTTATCCCACTCCGCACCATGAGAGTTGCGGGTTCATCGTTAAGAGAATGAGCTGGTACGGCCACCAGCCAAAAAAGATGATCGTCGACGACAGGCCGACGAGAGCGCAGGCGGCCATAATGCCGCTGTTCGAAGGGGTTTGAGCTGTGAAGTCCGATCTCGTCGACATCGAAATGCAGCTGCACCACCAGACCTGGGATGCGATCTTGGCGTCGGACGACGGCGAGCGCGAAAATGCTGTGTGGATACCGAAGTCTCAGGTCGAGTACGTCTTCAAGGATGAGGCGAAAAAGATTATCATCGTGACCATGCCGTCGAGGCTGGCGATCGATAAAGGCCTGGTGTGATGGATCGGGTGGAGGAATGGCTTCAGCGACGGATCGAGCGGGAGTTTTTTGGCCGCAGCAACGGGCCAAGCGCACCGCGCTCATAGCTGTCCCTTGGGGATGGGGTTTCGAGGTTGTTGAGCTGGATGCCAGCGGCAGGCCGATTGGGAAGCCCAAGGTCGTAGGCGGTATTTTCATAGATATCCGCGCATGACCCTCAAGCTAATTGACGATCCGCTGACCAGCCGTCTCCCTCCAGATGCCGTCAAGGTCTGGAATATCTGTCTTGAGCACCTGCGCGAGATGGATGAGCTGTACGGTCTGGCCGCAACTCGCGCCTTCGAGCGCGGGCAGGGCGATGCCGTACTGCGTCATATCGATCGGCACCACCAGGACGCCGTCGCGCAGGTAATCGAGCGCATGGTGGACGTGCTGATCCATCACAAGATAGAATTTGTGTCGTGAATTCGGGGGAATCAGATGGGAAATGCAGAAGATAAGGACGTCGTCGAGCGGCTGCGCTATCTAGCCGAAGACCTCGATCTGACCGGGCGAGCATTCGATACGATAAATGAAGCCGCGACCGAGATCGAGCGGCTGCGCGTTGCCTGCCAGGGTGCGCTGACGGCGTGTGCCAAGTACGCCGAAGAGTGCGTTATACTACGCGAATGGCATGAGGCGCTGAAGGCCGAGGTCGAACGTTTGCGCAAGAAGGCTCATGAGGCGATCGACCTGGCGCAGAAGATCAATGAGCGCTGGTTCTTCGAGACTATCGCTGGGGCTGCGGCGCGATGAAGTGGTTGAGGCGTTTGATCTGGCGCTCTGTTATCAAGGAGGAGCATCGCAGGCTCAGCGCCATCATTAACCAGGGTTTCGACGAGGACCTGCCAATGAACGAATTGTGTGCGGCATTCAGGGCCCTGTCGTGGGTCCTAAATCCGAGAGGCAATGTGCCGCCACACCTATGGTACACGCGCAAGGATCGACCGAAACTGAGGGTGATTAAGGGTGACCGAACCGCGCGTTGACGATAATATTGAGCGTCACCAAGCACAGTGCATCAAACAGCTGATCGAGCAGGTTGCCGATCTACGCCAGGATGTCGATCGACTGAAGCGTCCGATCGGTTGCGTATGCCCTGCGGATGCGACAAGGTATTGCGAGAACCAGCTGTGCCCAAGGCGAGCGATTAAGATGACGATTACAGGGTTATGAATGAGGTGCTGGATCGGAATATTGCTGGTCGTCGCGTTGGGCGGGACTGCTGCTTCTCACTCATGGTATCCGGCGAACTGTTGCTCGGATAAGGACTGCCGTCAGCTCGCTGATGCTGAGAATCCGGTCGAGATAGCTGGCGGCTTTCAATTCCCGAATGGTCGCAAGATCACCTACCGCCAGGTACAGCCGTCGCCGGACGAGCACTGGCATATCTGCGAAAGTCCGACGGCGACCGAGGTACCCAGCGGACTCCCTGTTTTGATCTGCGTCTTTGGGCCGATCGGGAGCATGTGATTTGTCTCTTCTCGACGAGGAGCGGCCGCAGGCGGAGAGCCATATTGTCAGGCAGAAGGTCGAACTGGCGCTGCCGCCGTACTTCGAGCCGTTCCTTGGCCGGCATCCGTACAACGTGCTCGAGGGCGGCCGCGGCGGCGCCAAGTCGCGCAGTGTAGCAACCCACTTCGTCATTGAGGCGTGCCAGGAGGGTCACCGGTACCTCTGTACTCGTGAGTTCCAGTCGACCATGCGGGATTCGGTCCGCAAGCTGCTCGTCGACGCAATATATCGGCTGAATCTGGAAAAATATTACGACATCAAGCGGGACGAAATTCGGTGTCCGCACACCGGCTCAGAATTTATGTTCAAGGGTCTCAAGAAAGACCCGCAGGCGGTTCGCTCCGCCGAAGGCATCGATCGATGTTGGGTTGAGGAGGCGCATGTCGTTTCCGGTGACAGCTGGCAGGTGTTGATGCCAACCCTTGATCGCGTCGAGGGCAGCCAGCTCTGGGTGACGTTCAACCCCGACAGCGAGGAAGACCCGACCTACGAGATGTGGATCAAGCATCCGCCGCCGGGGACAATGCATAAGCACGTCACCTGGAAAGATAACCCGTGGTTCCCTGCCGGCCTCGACCGTCAGCGCCGGCACATGCTGCGCATCGATCCCGATGCGTACGACTGGATTTGGAACGGTCACGTCCGCAAGCTCAGCGAGGCGGTCATTTTCCGCAATCGCGTGACGGTCGACGATTTTGTCACGCCAGAGGATGCCAGGTTCTACTATGGCGCCGACTGGGGGTTCGCCGAGGACCCGAGCGTCCTGATCCGCTGCTTCATCCACGAGGACGTGCTGTTCATCGATCACGAGGCCTACGGCTACCACGTCGAGATGGACGACCTGCCGGCGCTCTGGAAGGCGAACGTGCCGTACACGGCCGAGTGGCCGATCATGTGCGATAACGCTCGCCCCGAGACGATCGCCTACATGAAGCGGCACGGTTTTCCACGCGCTACCGCCGCAGAGAAGTGGAAGGGCAGCGTCGAGGACGGCATCGCCTACATGAAGCAGTTCAAGCGGATCGTCGTGCATCCGCGCTGCCCAAACATCGCCCAGGAATTTCGACTATACTCGTACAAGAAGGAAGCGCGAACTAATCGCATCCTGCCGGTAGTGGTGTCGATGCATGACCACGGCATCGATTCGTGCCGGTATGCGCTCTCCGACCTGATCCGCGGAGGGGTGGGCTATTTCAAGGTGCCGGATAGTCTGCTAGCCTATGCTCAGCAGAAAAGATAACGGGGGATTAAAATGTCGAACGACGAGACACTGCAAAATATTCCTGACGATTATCGCCTTGCTGATCTCGACCGTCAGACATATTCACGCCTTAGGGCGCACTGGCTGGAGGAAGATGGTCTTGAGACCGTCGGTGCTGTCAGGCGAGCTTCCGATTACAAACTGGCGCGCATCCCAAATATTGGAAACACGACCATACAGAGAATTCGCGAGAAGCTCGGGTATGCTGGGCAGTCCACGCCTGAACCTAAGCCAGAATCCTCACCGTTAGAGAATTTTTTGGTAGACATCGCCGTATCGATAGATGCGCTTACTGTTGCGGTGAAGGAGGGGAATAAAGTTGCGGAGAGGGCCAGACAGGAAACGGCCAATCTCACCGCACTCATTGCCGCCAGTAACGCCAAGATAGCCCCGGGGCTCTTCGATACATTGGGGCGCGTAGCCAATATCCTGCAGGCCATGGAGCAGCGGGTTATGGCTACAGCTCCTCCATGCAGGCATGAATGGGTCTACGATAAATCTCGGGCCAACCGTTTCTGCGTGGTCTGCTCGAAGTCTGAAGCGTGGACGGGCCCGTGATGCGCGGTTTGTGGATGGCGCTCGGATTTTTAGATGCCGTGCTGTGTGGCGGCTCGATTATCCTGTACGAGCGCACCGGCACGACCGAATCCCGAAATGCTGCCACCATGTTCTTTATTTTGTTTGTGAGCTGCGCGGCCGTGCTGGCGTTCGGTAACGTCTGTCGAGGAATAAAATGACCGTCGTTGTCGTTTCTGGCATGCCGTACGAGAGCAATATCGCCACGAGCATCGGCGACGCAACGGTCGAGGGCGATGCTGCGGCTATCCGCGCGGCGCTGGCGAGGGAGCCTGACCTATCAGGTCTGATCAGCTTTGGTGTGTGCGGTGCCCTGGCGGAGGGCGCGCGGCCAGGTGAGCTGGTTATTGCGCGAGAGGTCATCCGGCAGTCCGACAAGGAGGTGTTTGTCTGCGATGTCGAGTGGTCTCGGACCATGGGCGGTGGCCTTTATCCGTGGCGCGTTCTCGGCGCGATGGTCGAGGTGACCACGCCTGAGGCCAAGAAGTACATGGCGCAGGTCTACTGCAGCAGCGTCGTCGACATGGAGTCGCATATCGTCGGCCAGATCGCGGCCGATCATAAACTGCCGTTTATCGTGATCCGCGCTGTTGCCGACCCATACGACTTCACGCTGCCGCCGGCCGCGACGATCCCGCTGAATAGTGACGGCAGCCCGAATATGTCGGCGATCTTAGGCTCGGTCGTAACCAACCCACTGCAAATTCCGGCGCTGCTCCAGACCTATCGCTACAACAAGGCGGCCGTCGCCACGCTGGTCAGCATCAAGGATAAGCTGCGTCTGCCAGTCCCGACAAAGAAATATCTGAAGCCAGCAGTGCAGAGGAAATAAAAATGGACGAGCCAATCCTGCAATTTTTTGCATGGGACCATCTGAAGCCGGAGCTACAGCCGGTGAGCAAGCCGTTCTGCGATTTAGCCCTGAAGATCGTCAACACCTTGCCGCGCAACACCGAGCGCACTGTGGCGCTGAGGAAGTTGCTCGAGGCGAAGGACGCGGCCGTGCGTTCTGCGGTTATGAAGTCGCCGCAGCTGTGAAAGTCATCGTCTGCGGCAGCCGGCACGAGCGCGATGGTGACTGGGTGCATCACGAGCTGAATAAAATAAATAACAATGGTCGGCTCCATAGAATTGCTGATCGAGGGTGGTCAGCGGAAGTTCGATCCCTGGCTCAAGCAGACCGTTGGCGGTGTCGACTACCATGCCTATACATGGGCGGAGCGCTGGCGTGTCCCATAATCTGACGATGATCGCTAGTTGGTCGAAGTTCGGCGATCGCGCCGGGCCGATGCGCAATACGGAATTGTTGCGCCACTTGCGCGGCGAGGGTGGAGAGATTGCGGTCATCGCCTTCCCTGGTGGCAAGGGAACGGCTAACATGGTGAAACAGGCGCGACGATCGGGGGTCCGCGTCATCGAGGTTTGCGATGACCGTCACCGATCTGAACGAGCGGACACCTAGGCGCACCAGGAAGGTCGACGCCGGGGCATTCCAGTCGATGCTCGCGTCCTCGTCGATCGACCCAAGCAAGGCTGTCAACCCATTCAAGATCGAGGCTCTTCACCCGCCAGTCGTCGGTCACAAGGGCGGCTTGGTGCAGGACGAGAGCCTGTCCTTGTTCGGCAACGATATCAGTGAGTGGGCGTGGCATTCGATCGAGGCTGCCATGGGCAGCACGCTGCTGCACGCCATGCGCTTCATCGGCTTCCCGGCGCTCGCGAACTTGTCGCAGAAGGCTGAGTACCGCCGCATGGTCGAGATCATCGCGACGGAGATGACGCGGAAGTGGATTAAAATAACGGTCGCGAGCGAGGACGATAAAACCGATAAGGTCAAGAAAATCGAGGCGGAGATGCTTCGCCTGGGTGTGCGCGATCTCTTCCGAAAGGTAGCGGAACATGACGGCTACTTCGGGCGCGGCCATATCTACATTGATACGGGGGCCGACACTAACGATTCTGTTGAGCTGGCGACGCCTATCGGATCAGGCAGCGATGACATCAGCCGGGCAAAGGTGGGCCGCGGTCGGTTCAATGCGCTTCGTATCGTCGAGCCTGTCTGGTGTTCGCCCGCCTTGTACAACGCCACCGACCCCCTGGCACCTGACTACTACGTACCGACGCAATGGTATGTACAGAATAAGCGCATTCATGCGTCTCGTCTACTGACGTTCATCAGTCGACCCGTCTCCGACTTGCTGAAGCCGAGCTACTCGTTCGGCGGTATTCCGCTGACCCAGCTAGCCGAGACCTACGTCAACAACTGGGACCGCATTCGTGAGTCGGTCGGCCGGCTCGTTCAGAGCTTTAGCACCACTGGCTTCAAGACCAAGATGGCCGAGGCGCTGAACAGCGGCATTAGCGCCGACGATATGATCCGCCGGCTGCAGCTGTTCACCAACTTCAAGCAGAACCAAGGCACGTTCGTCCTCGATGTCGATGAAGAGTTTTTCAATGTCACTACGCCGCTGAGTGGGCTCGACGAGCTGCAAGCGCAGTCGCAGGAGCACATGAGTGCCGTCACCGGCATCCCGCTGGTGAAGTTTTTCGGCCTGTCGCCGCACGGCTTGAACGCCTCGTCCGAGGGCGAGATCAGGGTGTTCTACGATTGGATTCATGCCGTGCAGGAGGTTTTCTTTCGTCCGCAACTGACCACCATCATTAACTTTACCCAGCTCAGTCTGTTCGGCGATATCGATCCCGACATTGGCTTCGACTTCGAGCCGCTGTGGACGCAGTCCGCGATGGAGGATGCGCAGGTGCGGCAGGCCGATGCCAGCACTGATAAGACCTACATCGACGCGAACGTACTGTCGCCGCTCGAGGTGCGCAAGAAAGTCGCGAGCGACAAGGGGATGCCGTACGCCGGGCTCGACCTCGACGACGAGCCTGAGATGACGGACGAGCAGCTGTCTGAGAACGCGACGAAGATGGCGACGCCGATCCTCACTGCGTACACCGATGGCCTTATTGACGCATCGCAAGCTTTGGGCGAATTGGTCGAGGCTGGCCTGTTCAAGACGATCACCGAGGAAGACGTCGCGAACGCGAAGGCTAATCAGGAAGTACCGGAACCGCCTGGGCCGGATGGCGAAGACCCGTCGTCCACGTCCGGTCCTGCCGCTGGCGGTGGGGGCGGGGGTGGCACGGCCAGCTCTCCAGTCCGTGCGCCCCCGAACCTCCGCCTCGCTTCAGCGCGGGACGAAGCACCTCCGTTCGATCTAGGCAAGCTCACCAAAATTGAGAGCGAGCGTCTGCGGCGCGCACTGCGCGAGAATGACATCGAGACAGTCCGCGAGATACTCGAGGAACGCGAGGCACACTGCGGTGCGTGGGATGCCGACCCCGCGGAGGGCTTTGTCGCGTATCACGGCAGCCCTTTCGACTTCGATCATTTCGATAGCAGCCACATCGGGACCGGGACCGCGCGCGCCCACTACGGGACCGGCATCTACCTCGCCACCTCGCCGGTCGTAGCGCGCCGGTACCTCGACGAGCTGACCGACCGGCTGCAGCTCAGCGGCAAGCCTATCCATCGGCTGAACGCTGCGCAGACGCATATCACTGGCCATCTGTACACGGTGCGTGTGATGCGCCCGCGGACCGACTTCGTGCCGTGGACCAAGGCGCAGGACGCGAAGTGGACCGACGAAGAGCTGAGGCGTCGGGGTCTAGCCGGCTACGTCTACCGCGACCCGCAGCTGCGCGGCGAGCTGAATTACGTCGTCTTCGATCCGAAGGACATCAAGGTCCTGAAGCAGGACGACAAGGTGATCGCTGAAGACCGCCTAAGCCCGAGCGAGCAACGGGCCCCGAAGGGGTCTCACCAGGGCGGTCAATTCACGTCGGGCCATTGGGACCCGGCCGAAGGCAAAAAGCCGCCCAGCGGGCCGGAATCGCAGCCTGAGGCCAATCCTGACGACGAGCGCATCTCCACCCGGGTGCCGACCGCGAAACCGAAGAAAGGTCAGACCGCGGTCGACCCGCATAGGAGTGCCGATTTTCAGGTTGGTCTCGAGTCCAGTAAGGCCTCGAAAGCCGCATTCGAAAAGAACGCCGAGCTGATCAAGAAAATCCCCGGGCTCGGCGCGACGAAAAATATGAAAGCCGACGAGGCCTCAGAATATTTCGTCAACCACGTCAAATCGAACGTGCTGGCGTTGTGGGATTCAGTCCCCGACGAGATCAAGGGTCGATCGAAGCTCTGGTACGACGGCGCGCACAAGATGGCCGAGGATTGGGCGCAGCACTTCGGCATTGAGCCGCGTGTCGCTGCCGGCGTAATAGCCGCGTTGTCGCCGCAGAATGACTGGTTCCAGAACATCAGCCTGGCGCACCGCGTCATCGACACGATCAAAAATCATAGCGACAAGAAGACCACGCAGCGGATGAAGGAGTGGGCCGAGGCCTACGCGCAGAAGCTCGAGGAAAAAACGCCCGAGGTTGCCGCCGGTGTCCGCAAGATGATGCAGGGTTTCGAGGGCAAAACCCTCGCCGATATTCAGAAGCCGCTTGAGCGCGCACACTGGATCAGGTTCTGGGACGAGACCGAAAACACCCGCTCGTTCCCGGAAATGTCGCCTGAGGGTGCTGTCCTCGGCTCGGTCAAGAACAAGGACGGCCGCGATTCGCGCGCCGCGTGGAAGTCGTTCCGCGAGATTGCCAAGGCGGTGTCGATCGTGGACGATCCGTCGCCCGAGAATATTTCCAAGAACCTTGGCGGAAATCACAAGGTTAGGAATTTCTACAACAACATCATCGCGCCGCAGTCGAAGCGTGGGGACGTGACTATCGACACCCATGCTATTGGCGCGGCTGCGCTGATGCCGTGGAGTGGCGCCGATCCCGAGGTTAAGGATGGTCTCGGCCTCACCGGCGCGAAGGATGCTGCCACTGGCTCGAAAGGCCTCTACGGATTATATGCAGAGGGATACCGGCGCGCAGCTCAGGAGCGTGGCGTCCTGCCACGTGAGATGCAGTCGGTCACCTGGGAAGCGCAGCGCGGTCTATTCAAAGCCGAGGACAAAGGCGACGACCTTCGCAAGGAAATAAAGGGGCACTGGGATGACGCCGACAGTGGAAAAATCACCCGAGACGAAGCCCAGCGCCGCATTCTCAGCCGAGGAATTAGCCCACCTTCATGGCACCGACCCAGTGGTGGAGTTCATGGTGACGTACGGCATACCGCTGACGCGCACGAATTACATCGCGGTGAACTGGGGCGACCCGGATTATCAGCCGACGGCGGAGGACGAGGAGGAATTGCCGGAACAGTTCCGCTCGCCCTCGACCTCTTCCAGCAGTGGAACGAGCAGCAGCACCCCCGCGAGCAACACGGGCGATTCACCAGCGGACCAGGAGTAGCCCGCAAGGTCGCGCAGGCTCCGGCGCTGCACCACCCGCACGTCGAGTATCAGCCGACCGACCCGCGTGAGCGGCAGCCCGCCCAGCTCTCGTGGGAGAGTGCGCCCGGCAAGACCACGCGGAACATGCCGCAGTTCCACGACGCTCCGCTCGAGCAGCGCCGCGAGTACCAGCAGGCGATTGAGAAAGTCCTCAGCGACGAGAAGGGTCACGACGTCATCGCGCAGACCCTCGGCTTGCGCACGGGCCCGACGTTCTCATCGGCCGGCGTGTTCCAAGGTCGCGTCAATCCAGGCGCCCAGACACAGGTTAATCTTGGTCGGCTCGGCGACGATGATAAGGCGAAGATCAACGCCAGCGAGGCGATTCGGGGCATCCTGCTGCGTCAAGACGCTGCCGCATGGCACCGGCCTGAACCCCCGCCGTCCCATGCCTATCTCATTCCCGGTCTGAAGACCGCCAAGGGCGTTGTGTTCCCGACGGACACCGGACACGGGGTCACCCACAAAGACGCACTGGCGGCCCTCGGACCGGAGGAGCAGAAGGCTTTTCTGGCGAGCGGCGCGCAGAACGATGCGAACTACGTTTTCAAGAACGACAAGGGTCAGGTCCTCAGTCGTACGGCGGCGCGCCAGTACGCCGAACAGAATGGCCTGCTCTCCGATATCGGCAGGGGTTACAAACAGCCCAAGCTGATTAGCGAGCACCTCGATCCGCACGCCTCGACGCGGTTCGTCGACATCGATCCGAAGGACAGCAATATGCTCGACTTCAGGATGGGTCGCAGCCCATCAGAGGCCGAGGCGGCAGCCATCGATCAGGCGCTCGGCGCCGTTAGCGGACTGGAGTACGCGCTCGTCCCGACCCAGCAGGGCTGGCGCGTCTTGAATACCGGATCGATGCCCAACGATCAGTTCGGCGCGGCTGTGCATTCGGCGATCGAAGGTCTTGAATCCGACAGCCTTCCAGAGCAAATTGAGGCCCAGCGCGCTCACTACGTGGGCGATTATCTGGCGAACGATTGGAGCAAGTCCCCCCATGCCGAGGATTATTTACAAGCCATCCGATCGGCTGGACCCGATGTGGAACGAAGCGCCGACACGCTACTCGCCAACCTCGGCCCCAAAATCGCAGCCGTCGAAGACCAGTTCGCCCAAAAGTACGGGTGGACGCCAGACGTCAGTTCCCGCGTCTGGGAAAAAGGACCCGCCCAAGACCTCCTAGCGAGGAACGGCGGCGCGCCTCACCCGGGGCAGATCGACGACGCCGCCAAGCGGATAAATGGAAAGTACGGGACGACGGATCAAATCGCGAAAATCCGCGAGATGATGAAGCAGGCTGTGCCGACCAACGCGCACGTCAACGACGGTGGCCACACCCTCGACGACGGCACGTACACGCCGGAGCGCGCCCAACTGCACAAGGAAATCCTGCGGAAGCTGTTCACGCCTGAGGCGGTGCAGGGCGCGACGCCAGCGCCAGGGCAGCGGCCGACGATGACCGTCCTCGGCGGCCGCGGCGGCTCCGGCAAGTCGTTCATCACCGGCGCCGACGGCCCCGTGTCGCGCAAGAATACGATCGTGGTCGATTCGGATGCGTTCAAGCAGCAGCTCCCGGAGTACGAGGGCTGGAATGCTGGCCTAGTGCACGAGGAAAGCTCGCACATCGCCGACATGGCTGCGCAGATCGCCAAGCAGAAGGGTCTGAACGTCGCCTTCGACCAGACCATGAAGTCGGGCACCAGCGCGCTGCGGCGCATCGATCAGTTTCAGGATACGCACGACGTACACGGGATTTACATGCACAGCACGCCGGAAATCGCTGCGGACCGCGCTATGGGCCGGTTTGCCAAAGGCGGGGTATCAGACAAGGGGACGGGCCGGTTTGTGCCGCCAGAATACATCCTTGGCTCGTACGGTAACGAGAAGAATTTCGATGACATCATCCCGCGACTGAAGCGCTGGACACTGTATGACAATAACGGCGAGCGAGGCTCGCCAAAAAAGGTTGCGGAGGGCCGAAATGATCGCCATTTTTAGCCAGCGGCACGGCTCTGCGGTGCGTGGCGCGGCTGGGCACGGCGAGGCAAGGCACGGATGAAACCCTATAAACACAAACTCGGCGAGCTGGGACCTGAGCATTTTGATGGTGATCCGATCCACCGCGAGCTGAACGAAAGCCAGAAGATGCAGCGCGACGCCATCGTCAGCGAGGTGTTGGGCAGCATGCCTAAGAATGCCATCCAGAAGCCGGTCACCGGCCGGCAGCAGGAAAAGAAGTCGAAGTGAGCCGCGAACCGCGCCTCTTCTATGTCTGCGAGGTTGATCGTAGGGGCAAGATTCTAGCTCGCGCTTCCGATTCGCAGGTGCCTCACCATGTCGCGATAGAGACCGCGAAGCAGCTGACAAAGAGGTACGCGGCCATCGCTGTCAGCTCCTACGAGTACGCGATGAAGCGGCGGAAGTCAGAATGATCCGAGGCCTCGTCGACCTTGCGCTGCACCGCTACATCCGCACCGGCGAGCTGGTGCATCTCTACAAGGGCGAGAAGACTAGTCTTGGTCTCTGGCGTGTCACTGTGAAGGGCTGGGGGATTTATGCGGCCGTTGCTGTGGGACAGGGGTATGTCAGGCGCGACCAAATCGTGAAAGATTCGGGGGGAACGTGGACCTACCGCTTCGAAGAATGAGTAAGGGTGCTACAATATTCCTTTGCGGCACCCTCGTTATTGCGTCGGTCGGTTTAATTCTGGGCTGGTTTTTTTGGGGTTTCGGGTGATCCCGACAAATCCCGATGGACCTGCCGACCAATCGGGGGAAAATGGACGAGGGCATTTTGAGATGGCTACACCGGGCTGGCCGGGAAATGTCCTTGCGCTCACCGCGATCGTGGTCGTGATCGCGGTGGTTATGTGGATCGTTAAGCGGCTGTAGTTACCACTGTATCCACTCCTCGCCTGTTTCGAGATTGCGTCGCCGCCCTGTTTTCAGGTGTCTGTGCCATCCGTCAGGATCACCCTCGCCATTCCAGTTAATCAGTGCGGCGACCGCGAGGGCCTGAGTGGCGAAGCAATATTTGTCAGCATACCCGAATTCATCCAGGTCCACATGCATGGTCCAGTGGTACAGCAGGCGATGGATGCCGCAATACCGACCGTCTGGAAGCTGGCCAATTAGCGGGTAAGTGGCCAAAGTCTCCGGTGGCAGGAAGTCTATGTCTTTGGGGTCGACGATCTTCATTAGTCACTCGACTCGAAGTCCGCTTCGCAGTGGTCGGTGATCTGCTTGTTGCCGTTGAAACTCGCGAACTGCGCTGTGGCTTTGGCGGTTGAGCTAGTTGGGAACCGTGCGGCGTACGTTGTGCCGAATGGGGTTCGGCCGTACACGTCGACATACGTGTACCGCTCGACCACCCGGTCGACCGAGTAGGTGATGCGCTTCACGCCGGTGTCGATGACCAGCGCGCCCGTGAAGGCGCTGGCCCTGAACATGGCCACGTACGTCGGCAGCATCGTCCGAGGGGTGATCTCGGACTTGGTGCAGGTCATCTCGTACACGTCTCCGGCGTGCGCGCTGGTGGACATCGCGAGCGCGGTGAGGATTAAGGCTAGGCGTTTCATTTTGTAGTCTCCGTCATAGCTTTGAGCTGCCGCGCCAGCCCCTCGCATTCGTTCACAACATAGGGGAAGTCGCGGTAGATGTTTCGGTATGCGAGGCTCATCATACCCGGGGTAGCATCCGAAAAGTGGCCGCAATCAAAACCGAGCCACCAAACGTCGTCGTCTTCGCCCGGGCTGACCTTGTGGCAGATGTCGTGATCGCCGCCGCTGCACGTATCACTGAATGTCAAGCCTCCATGCACTGATACATCAACGGCATCGCAGTCCTTCCTGTAGGCTGGATGCGAGCGCGGTACGCCCACATATCCGCATAGGAAGCCCAACGCGGGGCTGCGCCGCACGATGCACGGTAATCCGGTCTGCGGATCGAGCCATTGCCGTTTATCTGGCTCTAACTGCCACGGACCGTGTCCCCAGGCCGATTTGTCGACGAACCGATATTCGATAGTTTGCACGGTTGTTCTCCCTAATTTTTTAGGCGGCTGTTCCGGCCGGATGGTACCACGTCCAAGAATGCTGTGAGGCGTCTCCAGCGTCTGGTCTGAGCGGCTTGTGCTTGCCAATCACCATGTTCTCGCCGAAGGCCTTGACGCTAGGCGTCACCTTAGCCTCGCCCTTCAGCGCTGCTTCCAACAACACCAGCGTCGCCGCGATCGCGGCCGTAGGCGGTGCACATATTCTTGTAAGCTTTGTACTCGGCTCTCAGTTTTGAAGCCCCCGCCGCTAGCAAACTGCCGCGGCGCCTCGAATGGATGCTGCCGCCCTGGATTTGCCCCCAGAGTGGAGATGTCGCCGAGCGCTATCAGGTCCTCGACCTTTTTCTGTGTCTTGTAGCTCCTGAAGAGAAAATGCGGCCGTTGTGCTCTAGGTAACCATCCCAGTGGCAGTAGATGCGCGCCCATTTTCCGTCGCGCCGTTTTGCGATGATGTCCGAACGAGTGCCCATTTTAATTTCCTTTCCCAAGGTCAGTTTGAAGCGATGGCGCTTCCTGAGAGGCGCGCGCACGCGCCCCTAGTGGAAACGTCAGGCGGAATAGCGTGGGGAGAAGCAATTCCGCAGCTCTCCCGTGAGGCGGTTGAGGTTGTTGCGGATACCGCCAATGTCGTGGGCGAAATTACCGTCGTTGGCTTCAAGTAGTTCGCCGAGGCGCAGCGGATTGCTCGCATGCGCCATGGATATCTCGGCTTCGAATTCCCACTGCGGGATATCCTCGCCGAGGACGTCTTGGTACAGGCGCACTGCGCGCTGAGCGATTTGACGGATCAGGTCGAGCTGAATTGGCGATATTTTCTGTTCTCGTCGGCGTGTCATGCGAAGCCTCCATTTTTCTCGATCACGGTCGCGACGACCGTTACGGGTACGTACGAGAATATTCTGGCAGGGCGGCCCGGTGCCCAATCCCGGTAAGGCATTAGCGCCATCACGCGGCGGCTGGGGAAGCCGACTTCGACGCGCGAGTAGGGGCCGACATTGTTCTTGGGCGAGCAATAGTGCGTCTCGCTGGCCTGTACCGACATCGTGAGGCCGCTCTTGCAAATCACGGGCGGCGAGTTGTTTAGGTGCGTGCGGTTGAGTAGGTGCTCCTGCAATTTTTCCAGGGTATTCACTTCAGCCTCCGTTCTCGCGCGCTCTTCAGGTACTCGCGCGCAACCTCTCTGGTCATCGCCGAATCGACGATGCGTTTCCTGCCCGCGCCATCGGTGCGGACTATCTTGTAGGGTGCGTGGTCACCGGGGAACGGCACCTCGATCGAGTACGTAGCCGGTGGCTCGGCGTTGACCGGCGGCCGCCGCCGTGCGTGGCGGCCAGTTCTCGGCGGGAGAACTTCGAGCTGGCCGAAGGTCGAGCGCACGAAGTCCTCGGCCTCAGCGCGGGTCTTGGCGAAGCTGACCCGAGCCTGCTCTGTGTGATTCGATCCGGCGCGGCGGAAGTGGATGGTGAAGGTGCCCATCATACGCTCCTGTTCATGCTTGCGTCGGTCCACCAATCCTGGTTTTTCCAAGCGAGCTGGAAGGCCTCTGCCGTCTCGCATTGCCTGCCGAGGCGTTCGATTTCCGTGTTCGACATTCTCTAGCAGGGTCATGGCCTACGCCGCCTCTCGGAGCAGACCTGCCTCGATCATGCGGCGGGCCTGTCGGCCGATCCGGCCCTGAAGGGTCCACGCCATGCCGGTATCGACGAGGTACTGCCAACCGGCGAGGATCGTCTCCTCGTCTTCGGGGTCGACGCCGACCATCTCGAATTCGCCGTCCGCGATCATTGCCGCTGTGAAGGCGTCCATTTGTGTCTGAGTGCTCATTTCTTTCCCAAGGTCTAACCGGTTCATCCCGGCTCCATTAAAATAGGAGTTGTGTGACGAAACGTCAATTTTATTCCAGGGGAATATTCGTATTTATTTTGAGGGTCGCAGGTCCGGCTATAGAGGGACTTTCCACGATACAGTTGGCGCGGTAGAAGGATTTTCCGTCTAGGGAGAGCGAATCGATGCGCGGCAGGGCCAGCTGGGATGCAAGACTAAAGTCCTCGACCTCGTGGATCGCAATGCTGACCCTGCAATTCCATCAAGACCGCGAGCATCCAGCCCCTTGGCGCGCCCAGCAGGATCGGCATATCACGATGATGCTGGCGCGATGGCTGAAGCCGCAGTAATCTGCGTACGACAAGGTATGGCTGTCCACTGCATGGCTGGGTCGGGCTCGGCTGCGCAAGGCGCAGGCAAGGCGAGGCGAGGATAATCCGATGCGAACTGTCGACGACATTATTCAATCATCCATCGATCAAATGGTCCGCGAGCAGTCGAGTTTTTTCGAAGGTGAGGTGCGGCCGTACCTGCCGGCAATATCCAAGCGGCTGCAGGAAGACCTCGATGCCTCCGGCTATCAGATAGTTGCCAAGCCGGGCGAGAAGACGGAACATCTGAGCGGTGGTGGAAGGCATCACGGGCGATGAGCTTCGCCAAGCGCCTTGAGGATCGCCGCCGACGGTCTACTAGCGAGGAGACCGGCTATCGCCTCTCGAATTATATCTCGCAACAGAACGACGAGTTTAAGGAAGAGGCGCGAAAACGGCGTGAGGCCAGACAGAAGGCTGAGCGCGAAAGAATTTACGGCTTGCCCGGTTCCTGAGTTTGGCCGTGGCAGGGGGTGGGTGAACACCCGGCGGGCGTGTCACCCGCCGGGCACTCCTTAAAAACGAGAGGCTGACCATGCCATTAAAATCCGGTTCCAGTCAGGCCGTGATTTCGGCGAACATCCGTGAAATGATCGAGGCTGGCCATCCACGGGAACAAGCGATCGCCGCTGCCTTGCGTAAGGCTGGGAAGTCGAACAAGGACTCGGTATCGGACGCCGACCTTAAGAAGTGGCTTGATGACTATGATAGAGAAGAAGCGTCGAAATAAATGCGATCAGTGCTCAATAAATTAGCGCAGAAGCTAGGGTGGGTGCCGAACTATCCTCCTGACTTCGCCGCCGATTTGGGTCCAGATTTTTATACGAATATCGGCCAGTACCAAGTAGCCGGGTATTTTCCGGCAGCGACTGACGTCGGTAAGAATGTCGTTTACAAAATTCAGCTGAAAGACATCGGCAGACACATCATCATTTTAAGTCTGCCGCATTGACCCGCTTTGACGTGGAGGGCTTTTGCTCTACACTTGAGCGGAACGCCCGGGGGAAACTTTGACTAGGAGTGAACCCATGGCCGAAGCCAACAATCAGGAAGAAGCCCGCCGCCGCGAAGCGGCTCAGCGCGAACAGGCTCAGCGCGATCAAGCTGAGCGCGAAAAAGCAAACCGTGAGCGAGCCCAGTCCGCCAAGGGCGGCAGCAAGGGCGAGCTGGAATATTCCGACGAGGAAGACCCACGGTCTGAGGAAGAGCAGCTCGCCGATATCGAGGCGCACAATGATCGCGCCAAGGAAATGCAGGACGAGGCGCTCGAGGAGCAGTTGTCCAGTTACGATCCTGAAAAGATCGGCCACCGTTTGTATGGCGGCATGGACATCGTCGACACCCGCAATTCGCGGCGCGTCTTCACCCCGCCTCAGGCGCAGGTCGCATTCGATCCAAACCGACGCGCTCGGGAGCAGATCGCGGAAGAGAATCGCGAATTTCGCCCAGGGATGCGCGAGGAAGCGCAGGCTTATGAGCGGCACAAGACCGACCACACTGCGCGCGCCGAGGTAATTGCTCGACGTTAGTCGTTGGTCGGGTTATACTGATTGCGCAGGCCGTCTTCGCATGGCGGCCTGCCTTCATATCCGGGGGAAGGTAATGGTTCGGCAATACGGAGACCTCCCCCATGCAAGCCGGCGTCCTGATTACGAATGGCGGTCCGCACCCCGCTGACAAATGGGCTGAGGTTTCGGCTGACCAAATTGTTGCTCTAATCGATATTGATGATCGGGCCGACAGCCCGCAGGCCACTGAGGCCCGCCGAGCCAAGCGTCGTTTTCGAGAAGACCTGATCGATACGCTTACTGGCCACCACGACGATTGTATTGGGAAAGAGCGCGGCGCCCTCAAGACGCATGGCGTTGCTCGTTACGACCAGTCCGAAGTCGTTGACGATCACCACCCCGAGACGCTCGAGGCAGCGTGCCAGGCCGTCTCAGATGCCGCATCAAAGTATCCAGTGCTCGGCAATCATTTCTCCGAAGGTGAGGCGGCTGATGTCGTGCGGCGCATTTTGCGTTCGCACATGAACCACATCATGCACATTGAGCGCGGCTGGCATCGAGACCTGGGCGGCAAGGTGTTCGGTGAGCATCTGCCGCAAGCGCAACAGCAGATCGCACCCGGAGGTAACGGGGTTGGTCAAGCGCCCCAAGGCACCGCGTGAGCGCCTTTCCAAAATAAGGATCACCACCCATGGCGACTACAGGCATTTGCGCATCCTTCAAGGGTGAAGGCTACAACGGTACCGGCCACAATCTAAGTTCGTCCGGCGGCGACACCATCAAGGCGGTGTTGATCAAGGTAAGCCCGGCCCGCACCTTCGACTACACGCAGACTAATGGTGGTACGCCCGGCACAGGCACGCCATCGGCCACTAATATTGGCACGGACGAAGCCTCGGGGACGGGCTACACGTCGGGCGGCAACACCCTCACCAACAATGGTGTGACGATCACAGGTACCGGCGCCTATGCGGACTTCGCCGGCTATTCTCTGACCTCGGCTACCATATCGGTAACCGCGCTGGTTCTGATCAATTCATCATCCAAGAACAGCACCACCAATCGAGCCATCTCGGTGCACGACTTTGGCGGTACGCAAACCGTCACCAGTGGTACGTTGTCGATCGTGTTCCCGACGGCAGCACTAGCGACGGCTATCTTGCGGTTCAACTGAACGCGCAACGCTCGAAGTCACTGCCGTCGTAGAAGAACAAGGCTGCCGATATGGCGCGTATTCTCGACGCAAGTTCGGGACTTCGCCCAACTGCATGGGCCCATGCTAGGTCTTCCCCGGCAACATATACGGACGCAACCGGGACCACTGAATATCCAGACAACAATTTTATCAAAGACAGTGAAGCAGTTGGCTCGGGTAACTGGGGTTACCAGGGCACCGCTACTCAAAATTCGACAACCACCCCCAACGGTACAGAGGCGACGTTATGGGTGCCCCCGAATGGCGGTACCAATGGCGCAGGCAATGCTATTGCCCAAGGCTATTCGCTGACCGGTCGCAGCAGCGATCACTTTATTCTGGGAGTAACAATTAAAGGGTCGGGGTTTACTAGCTTTTTGGTTCAGGATGGTGCTGGACAAGGATTCACTATCAATACCAGCACAGGTGCGATTGCGGCAGTAGGTAGCGCTGACAATCTGTCGTCCACGTCCTTGGGGAGTGGATGGTGGCGCTGCGTTGCTCGCATTCCTTACAATTCTGGTGGTGGAAATTGGTACGGCTATGTTGCCGACTCTGGTTCCGGTGACGGCGTCAAGGGTTTCTACCTCTCAGAGGCTTCTGTTGGTCTTGTTCTCAGTAGGACCACGTGCCCATACGTTAAGACTACATCGAAGCCTCAGTTCGGCGAGCGTATAGATCACAGCTCTGTATCGCCGTTCGGTGTGCTCGGCCTGCGGATCGAGAGCGGCGACACCGATAGCTTCACCCTCGCGGCGGCGGCGACCGCGCTGACCTGCACCTACGACGACTCGTCGACCCAAACCTTTAGTGGGCTGACGGGCGGCACGACTTACAGCATCTCTCCGACCGCACTTAATCGGCCAGATGTTTCAACAATCGACGACAATACACCGGTAACCGTCAGTTTGACGGGCGCGTCTTCGTCGTATGGTGCGGGGACTGTCGTTGCTGCTGTTAACCCAAGTATTTCAAGTGCTCTGGTTGCAGAGGCGACATCTGCGCTGGGGCCAACGGTAAAGACCACCCTCGCAGGCGCAGCGGACGCTTATACAGCCGGTGGAGTAACCGCACCTGCGGTACCTACAATCGTTGGTGCGACCGTTGCTGATGTCGCTGGCATATTCAGCTTTACGGCTTCCTTCACCTTGGCGACGGCCCTAGTCGCTGATGCGGCCGGAGCTGTCGGGGCGGCGGCTGTTCCCTCTATTGCCGGAGCTTCAATAACTGACACGGCTGGCGCGTTTGGCTTCACGATAGCCTATACGCTGCCGTCCGCTTTGCTCGCCGATGCCGCTGGTAGCGTCGTCGCGCAACCAGCTCCAGCGATTGCTGGGGCAACAGTTGCCGACTCGACTTCTGTGCTTTCGATAACGATTAGCCCGACGATTACGGGCGCGGCCGACGCTTATGTGACGGGGGCGCTAACCGCGCCCGTGCAGCCAGTCATCGCCGGTGACGTGATTTCTGAGACGGCCGGCGCTGTTGCAATCGCGCTTGGCGTCGCCCTGCCGAGCGCCATCATGACCGGATCGGCGGGGTCGGCGATTGCCGCTGACGTTCCCGCTATTTCTGGGATTTCAATCGCCGAGACGGCTAGCTCGATCGCTGAGACACTTAGTCTGTCTTTGCCGAGCGGCGTAGTCGCCGGGTCGGCTGGTACTGTGGTCGCCGCCGTTGCCCCGGTCGTTACTGGCGCGTTGGTCGCCGGTTCTGCTGGCGCCATTACAGACCAGATTGCGTTTACATTGTCGGGGGATGTGGTCGCAGGGTCCGCCGGGACGATTGTCGCCGCCCCGGTTCCATCGATCGACGGGGCATCAGTTGTCGAACAAGCCGGCTCATTCGGCTTTGTTCTAGCTTACACACTCGCTTCAGCCGTAATTGGTGATTCGGCCGGGTTGCTGACCGATCAGATTACTCTCTCGCTCAATGGAGGAGCGGTCTCCGAACAGGCGGGGTCAGTTTCTGGACCTGTGGTTTCCCTCGGTATTTCTGGTGCCGACCTATTCGAATTGGCCGGGGCGCTAGCAGTAGCCGGCGAGCCGTTGTTCGCTGGTGTCTCGGGCGTGTATGCGGCGGCTGCGCTCGCCACGACCTTGACCCAAGCGCTACTGGGGGCTGGAGTAGCTGAGACAGCCGGGCTGCTTGGGCCAACCGTTTCGCTAGGCATTGTTGGTGCTGATATTTTGCACCAAGCCGGTCAGGTAACCACCACCGGAACCGACGCAATAATCATCTCCGGCGCCGGTATGGCCGCTACTGCCGGCGCTCCGGCGTTGGCTGCCGCTGTCTCCGATCCTAGTGCGGCAACGTCTGCGACTGCGGGTGATCTCTCAGTCTTTACTGGAACGATAGCCAAGGCCTTGGCCGCCTCAGAGGGTTTTACCGCTGGCGCTGTAGCGCCGATGGAGGCTGTTGTTCTCTCCGGGGTGGCCGTCGCTCAGCTCGCTGGCGGGATTGCCGGTCAGATAACCACCGCGCAGTTTACAGGTCTCGGAATAGTCGATGAGGCAGCGCCGCTAGTCGCGTACATCACGCCAGGGCTGATCGGCGACAGCGTGCTTTTCAGTGCCGGCTCGATCATCGCTGTTATTCCTGTAGGTTTAATAGCGACATCTATTATTTATTCGACCGGCATTGTTGTCCCACAGATCAGTGCCCCACATCTTCGGATTGGTCCTAGCGCTACTCTGTTTGCCGTAGCTCCAGACCGGCCGGAATTGTACGCTACCCCAGTCGCGCGGCCAGTGATATTTTCGACTGGCTGGGTTCGGCCGGAATTGCAGGGGGCATCTCGCGTGCGGCCCATCCTGATGGCGCAAACGCTAAATGGTCCTCCAGATTTTGGCTCCGATTTTGGACCAGATTTTTATATGGATATTTCGCAGTATCAGGGACGGGGTGCTCGGCCTATGATAGTAGGGACAACCCGCTGGTTCCCGCCCAACCGTTGAAAGGCTTGGTTCGATGACGGTAACCCCTAATTTGTTCTGTAAGCGTGGCGACACGTACGGGTTCGATTTGGCTATGCCGAATAATTTAGATGGCTCGCTGCCAGACATTACGGGCGCCAGCTGTTCTTGGGGCGTTTACCGTGATGCGTACACGAGCATCGTATATTTATATAAAACGAACCTGCCGATTTCGACGCGGACCGAAAATGGGGTTCAGTATGCGGTTGTTTCGGTGGACTTGACGCCAGATGATACCGCATCTCTGCCTGCGGGTGATTTATATCACGAGGCAAAGATCGTGCTCGCCGACGAGACTATTCATAGTCCTGATGGAATATTCCGAGTGTTGCCGAGCCCGAACCCGTGATTGTTTGCGTTCACCAACGCAGAGGTCTAAGGTTCTGAGGTCATCATCCGGGGGGATGTCAGTACGACCATCCTAGCCCGTGAGTGAACCGAGATGACTTTAGCTTCTGATATTGCAGTCGCACTTGCGGCGAATCTATCGGCGGGCCCCATCACCAAGGCGGAGCTGATCGCAGCTCTCAATGCGGCGGACACCGCGCTCGCCAATGCGATTACGAGCGGCGGCGGCAGCGGCACGCCGGGCGGATCAAACGGCCAGCTACAGGTCAATATCAGCGGATCGTTCGGCGGTGTTCCTGCTATCAACGGCGACGGCACGCTGAACACGTCTACCGGCGCGCTCACGATCACGAAAACGAGCGGCGTGGTGTTCGGTGCCCTCGCAACCCTCGCGCCCACAGGTACCCCATCCAGCAGCACGTTCCTTCGCGGTGACGGCGTGTGGTCAACCCCGGCAGGCGGCGGCAATGTTGCTAATTTTGGAACGCCTACTGCGGGTCAAATCGCGGCGTGGACGGACTCGACACACATTCAGGGAATTTCCACCACTGGGTCGGGGAGCGCCGTTCTGGCGACATCGCCGACGTTGACCACGCCGAACTTGGGGACCCCGTCAGCCCTAGTGCTAACAAACGCTACGGGGCTGCCACTCGCGACCGGCGTAACCGGCAACTTGCCTGTCGGCAACTTGAATAGCGGGACTGGCGCGTCTTCTACTACTTTCTGGCGCGGCGACGGTACGTGGGCGACCCCGGCAGGCGGTGGCGGGGGTGGAAGCCCCGGCGGCTCGAGCGGTCAGCTTCAGGTCAACAGCTCTGGCGCGTTTGGCGGTGTCTCCAATAGCGGCGCCTCCACTTCGACCTTCCTTCGCGGCGATTTGACGTGGGCTACGCCTCCCACCGGTGGCTCGGGTGGCGTTGCTGGCGACATCATGGTCTTTTCAAATAAGGCGCTGTTTGCCGCAAGCACCGCCGACTTCTCCGCGATGAATTGGGTGTTGGTCCAGAATGTATCTGGTGGTTCAGCCGGTTCGCGCCTTTGGTATTCGCGTGGCACGTCCACGCCGACGAACATTTACGGCGAAGTGCATCCAAATGGCACCGGTAATTATTGGGAACCGATCTATGACCGATACCCGGTTGATCTTGGTCAGTGGGGGTACCAGCCAAATGGAGCAGGTGGAACGGATCAGCAGCCAATCGTTCAGGCAGCCCTCGACTGGGCTATGCAGAATGGTTATCCAGAAGTTTCCATCCCGGCTTGTCCAGCCATGGCAAAGATTGGCGATGTAATTCACGTTGGTTACGGTGATTCTTATCGCACCATTTCTCTCGTAGGACGTTGTAACGCATCCTTCGACGGCAATTTGGCTGGTGTTGCATGGGCGCCTTTGAACACAGATCGGCCCTGCATTAACATTCAGGGTGGTCGTCTGAACCGCATTGAAAATATTTTCTTTTACGGCAAAAATCTCAACTGGATTGGTACAAATATTATTGCTTCAGGAAATCCGAGCAATCTTCCTGCCAATATCAACTCGTGGCTTGACCCATCACTTGCAACTGGTCCCGGCGGACTGACACGTTACTCACCTCTCGCCTTTATCACGGTTGATGCCTATAAGGGTGCTGCTCCGCCCAATCCGTATCCAACCGTCACCTATCCTTCGTGGACCGGAATCTCTACCCAATATAGTAAGCTTGCTACGTCTGACGTGACGATTAAGGGTTGCCAGTTCTACGGCGGAATCATCGGCATCTGCGGCTCGCCAAATGGTGACGGTAACGGTGACTTCATCAAGGTCAGGGACTGCAACTTTAACTACAATGTAATTCCAATAGCTATAGTCAACACACAGTCTCGTGGTGTTGAAGTCTCTTACTGCAATGTCAATACGTGTTGGGCCGTTCTATCTAACCAGCACTTTGGTCAGCAGGGTGGCTTGTTTGGTGGAAAGGTCTCGAATTTAATGGTCACAACTGTCTATCAGATATTTGATTTTAATCCGAGTGCTCTAGCGGGAATGACCTTTGAAAGCATTTACAACGAAGTTGGAGTCCGTGTTGGCTCCTTCGGAACCGGTTCAGGTTCGGTGACGAATTCCATCACCATCAAGGGGCTCCAGTGGGATTCCGCCGAAGCCCTGCATGGATCAATTCCAGTTGCATTTTTTGAACTACCGGGTGGAGTCACGCTTACACTGGATGATTGTGCATTTAATACCGGTAGCCGTATCATCCCCATGGCGGCAATGACGACCGGCGCTACTACGGGCAATTTGATTATTAAAACAAATGAATGGCAGGGCCATTATGATCGGATGATCGGCTCTAATGGAAACGCCGCGTTCCAGCGGGCGTTTAACCATTCGGGCGGCATTATGTGTCCGCTACATGATCCAACTGCACCGTATGTTAACGTTCAATCCAAGATTCGCTGGATAGGGAGCACCAATGGTCGCTATCTCGTTAATCCAACGGATAGTTCCTTTTCTGCGCAATATCTTAACGAGAGTATGCAGTGGCGAACCTCGCGTCAGCAAATGACGCAAGCAACCCAGCGCTTTGAGGCCTTCTCAGGGGGCGCTCCTAATGGAGAGTTCCGTATTCTGCACCGGAATGGAGGCAATGTTTTTGATGCGAGCAGCGCCGTAGTTGCTCCTGCGATCAGCGGTGACACTATTACGATGACTCTGTCTGGCGGGACCCAGGACGTGCTGGAAATCATCCCTGGTGATTTCATCACTCATTTTGCAACTGCAACAATGGCTATTGTGACGGCGGTGACTGCCGATGGTGGAAATTGGGATATTATAGCCACGCAGATGAATAATATGGAAGTCAATATAAATACTTGGGCGACGACCACAAACCACATGACAACGGCGGCCTTAGCAGCCGCTGGTACATTGTGGTATTGCAGTCATTGCGGGCCGATCATCACGAATCAAGTGTCGTTCGGAACTTTCACGTCAGGATCGGCATCTGTTACCAATATCTCTCGCGGTGACGGATATGGCGGCGATACTGCAACGTACTACAACCCGCTCGACACCATGCAGGGCTTCCCGGCGGCTGGCGCAAGCAACGCTGATAAATGGCCGATCACTGGAGGTACGACTGCGACCACCATTGCGTCCATTACCAACGGCTCGCCAGCCTCTATGACCCTCGGTGGGCACACGGCGGTTATGTCTGGTGACTTCCCCATCTACCCCCTGCCGATTGCGCGATAAAGGGAGACCACCAATGCCAGAGTACAAAACTGCGGAAGATTTTAACGCCGCATACAGTAAGGCCACCCAGCAGGCGATCGGGCAGGCGGAGGAGCATGGTATTACAGACCCCCAAGAGATCGCCAGGATGATTCTGGTAGCGCGCTCGCAAGTTACAAAGCTCGACGAGCCTCCTCGTACTTACGCCAATGTAAAGGCAGACGACCCCGTCGCCATTGAGCGGCATCCAGATATCCAGCGTCATCAGGATGAGCTGCGCGAGCGCCACATGCGGAGACACGCGGCTATTATGGATTTTGTGGCGAGCGGCGGGGATAGGCAGCAACGAGCGGAGTGAAAAGGATGAAACCGAAGAGAGGTTCTGGACGGTCGGTCTCTGGTCCTGCGCCTACCGGCTCGACTCCAACCCAAGGGTCTGCGGGGAAAAAGCCGCGTGGCCCACGGCTGACCGAGCGCAAGAAGCGCGCTATGCTGCTCAGCCACGATCAGAAGCTCATGCAGCACGATAATCGTTTGTACGCGCTCGAGCAGGCTACCCGCCCGTGGTGGCGGAAGATGTTCGACTGACGACGTGCCGTCGCCTAGGGCTGAATGGGTAAGGGCTCGCACTGCCGAGCGGCAATATGCAGCAAAGCTGCGCAAGGTTGCCCGGCACATAGCCGACCTAATTCAAGGCTTCGACCCTGTCCTCGACTACCAGAAAATTCAGGATGCCCTGTACCGGTACGCCGAAATTCTTGGGCCATGGGCGGCGTCGGTTGCGACCCGCATGACCACTGAGGTGGCCGCTCGAAATAGAAAAAGCTGGTGGAATATTTCTCAGGAAATTTCCCGGAACCTGCATCAGGAAATTGATACGGCGCCGACTGGTGCGGCGATCCAGGATTTAATCCGGTCCCAGGTGGACCTGATAACGTCGATGCCGAAAGACGCCGCGTCGCGTGTGCAAAAATTGGCGCTTCAGGGTTTCGTGTCGGGCGAGAGGCCAGCGTCTCTCGTCGAGGAAATAATGCGGACGGGCAAGGTGGTCCGCAGCCGGGCTGAGCTTATTGCGCAGACTGAGACGAGCCGCGCGATGACGACGATCACGCAGGTCCGCGCTGAGCATGTCGGCTCTACGCAATATGTGTGGCGGTCCGTCCACGATAATCATGTAAGGCCCCTCCATCGAGAACTAGATGGTCAGGTATTTGCCTGGGCAAGTCCACCTGTAGCCGATGCGAGGACAGGAGCCCGTGCGCACCCAGGATGTATTTACCGGTGCCGATGTTTTGCGGAGCCTATTATTCCCGGCATCGACTAAAATCTCGGGGCTTGAAAGTCTAACGGAACCGCTGTAATTGTTTTCGCTATGACAGCAGTCGCTCGACAGCGGCTGTCGTCGGGGGAGGCAGTCAGCCAAGAACTTATATTCGACCGCGCATCCGCTCGTCGCATTGACGATGACGGTCATATGCATGTGGTCGACACCAATATTTCCAAGGCCACCGTCAACCCATATTACGGCCGCGAAGTCCCGAACTGGCAGAAGCTCGGGCTGGAGCCCACCAAGACCTACATGATGCTGCGCCACCCCGACGAGCTTTCTCGGGCCGCTAGCACGTTCGACGGCAAACCTCTTCTCTTCCACCACAAGCCAGTTCACGCAAACGATCACGCTTATGATCTGACCATCGGGTCGATCAGCGATGTTCGTTACGAGCACCCCTACCTGAAGGCCAATCTGCATGTGTGGCCCGGTCGCGCAATCAAGGCGATCACGAGCGACAAGCAGAAGGAATTGTCCTGCGGGTACCGCTACGTCGCCGACATGACGCCAGGCACGTACGAGGGCCGCGCTTACGACGGCATCATGCGTGACATCGGCGGAAACCATGTCGCGATCGTAGAGGAAGGTCGGGCAGGACCCGACGTTCATGTGGCCGACGGTATCCCGAAAATCAGCATGGAGTGTTTCACAATGCCGACCGCTCTCTCCCGTAAGGCCGCACTCGTTCAGGGCGCGCTCATGGCCTCGCTTTTCCAAAAAGTAGCGAAGGACTCGAAGGTCGACCTCATCCCGATCCTGAAGGATGTGACCGCGACCAATTTCGATTCGAAGAAGACCGATATCTTCGAGGGTTTGAAGATCGCCTGCGACGGCAAGCTCAATGCCGGCGCATCGCTCGACGACATCGTTCCCGTGCTCGACGCGCTCAGCGCCGTTCTCCCGGTCGATGCGAAGGCCAAGGACGCCGACCCGGACCCCGACGACTACGATGAGACTGAGGAAGAGAAGAAAAAGCGCCTCGCCGCTCTCGCTGCCGCGCGCTCCGAAGGCGCCAAGGACACCGTCACCAAGGAAGCTATGGACGCTGCAATAGCCGCGGCCGAGGCCTCCGCTGTCGAGCGTGCTATGGCGATCGACGAAGCTCGCCGCGTCTGCCGTCCGTATGTCGGCGACATGGACACGAAGTTCGTCAATGCCGACTCCGTCTACCTCGCCGCCCTGAAGATCAAGGGTGTGAAGGAGGCAGAGAAAATTCATCCGAGCGCTTACCGCACGATCCTCGAAATGCAGCCGAAGGCCGCCGACGAGGCGCAGCGCGCCGAGCGCGAGCAGCATCGGCAGACGTTCGATGCTGGCCAGAAGAAGAGCTTCCTCGAACGCTATCCGAACGCAGCAAAAATCCGCGTCAGCGCCGCCTGATCACGACCTCCGGGGACCGAAAGATCGAGACGTAGGAGAAAGATATGGTTGGGTTCCAAACTGCATTCCGGTCCGGTCCGGCTCCCGGCATTGAAGGCGACTTTTGCTCCGCCAATCCGTGGGCGTCAGTAGTTGCCGGCCCCGGCGGTCTCGTTGCGGGTTCCAGTGGTCTCGTCGTTGGCCGATTCGCCTGGGTTGACCCATCAGTTGTCGACACCGACGAGGCTCCGGCGATTGCCAATAATTTCGGCTACGGCCCTGTCGCCGGCTTCGCGCATCGCGACATGCAGGGCACAATTCTCAGCTGGCCGCCCGGTTCTGGCGCCATCCCCAATGACCTGATGCGCATTCTGCCCGGCAAGGAAGTCACCTTGATGAGCAGGGGCGATTTCTGGGTCAGGAATGCTGGCGCCGCGCAAGCGCTTGTCGGTATGAAGGCCTTCGCGAACTATGCTGACGGAACTGTCAGTTTCGGGGTCCCCGGCGGAACTGGTGCAGGCGGCGCGTCTGTCACGGGCTCGGTCGCCGCAGGCTCTGCCTCTGTTACCGGTTCGATCGCCGACAACGTGTTGACAGTCAGCGCCGTAGGCTCAGGCACGTTGGTTCCTGGTGCGACGCTCTCCGGCACCGGTGTCGCGGCCAACACGCAGATCACCGATCAACTATCCGGCACGACGGGCGGCGTCGGCACTTACGCTCTGTCGATCGGTGAGCAGACGGTCGCCGCTACGACCATCACTGCGGCTTACGGCGTGCTGACGGTTTCTGCTGTTGGTTCTGGAGCACTTACCGTAGGCGACATGATTTCCGGCTCTGGCGTCGTAGCTGGTACGCGCGTCCGTGCGTTTGGTACGGGCACGGGTGGGACCGGCACGTACATCGTCGACAATAACACCGTCGTGTCTTCGACCACGCTCACCATGGGCGGCAGTGTCGAGACGAAATGGTGGGCCGTTAGTTCGGCCGCTCCGGGGGAACTGGTGAAAATTTCTGATCAGGCACTTGGCTGATCGGAGGCTTAGGACGCCCAACCCCTTAACGGAGTACCGCGATGAACTTCCAAGAATTGCAGGCGTCCTTCGCCGCTGACCGGGCGCACTTAGAGCAGCTCGGCATCGTGCTGCCGCAGGTTAGGGCCTACATGCCCGAGGGCTTGGTCAATGATCAGCCGGTCATGGACGCGCAGCCGCAGCTGTTCGCGCCACCGACCAACGGCGTACCGGCGTGGTTCACGACCTTCATCGATCCGAACGTCATCCGTATTCTGATGGCGCCCACAAAGGCGGCTCAGATTCTCGGCGAAGAGAAGCGCGGCGACTGGACGATGGATACCACCATCTTCTCGATCCTCGAGCACGCGGGCGAGGTCTCCAGCTATGGCGACTGGAACAACAATGGCAACGTGTCGGTCAACGAAGGTTGGACAACCCGCCAGGCCTACTACTTCCAGACCGTGAAGCAGTACGGCGAGCGTCAGGTGGCGCGCGCTGCGCTCGCAAAGATCAACTGGGTTGCGGAGCAGGACGCGGCAGCGGCCGACGTCATGAATCGCTTTATGAATTTGTCGTACCTGTTCGGCGTCGCCGGCATGCAGACGTACGGCATCCTGAACGACCCAGGACTGCAGGCTTCCATCCAGGCTGGCCTGAAGGCTTACGGAAACGCCACGCACACCTCGTGGCTATACGGTGGTATTCCGCAGGCTACCGCAAACGAAGTGTACGCCGACATCCAGGCGCTCTATACGCAGCTCGTTGCGCAGACGATTGGCGCCGTCGACACCGACACCCCGCTGGTGCTCGTCATGTCGTCGTTTGCCGAAACCGCGCTGACGATCACCAACTCGTTTGGCGTTAGCGTCCAGGACCTGCTGAAGAAAAACTTCCCGAACATCACGATCGTCACGGTGCCGGAGTTCGGCGCGCAGTCGTCTCTGAACCCGCACGGTCATCCGGGCGGCGAATTCTTGATGCTGTTCGCGAAGACCATCCAGGGCCAGCAGACCGGGTTTGCCGCCTATAACGAGAAGATGCGCCAGCATCCCCTCGTGCCGGATATGTCTAGCTTCAAGCAGAAAGTTTCGGGCGGGACCTGGGGCGCGGTCTTCAAGTACCCGGTGGCCGTCGCGACGATGGTCGGTATCTAAGGGAATTGAGGGCGCTGCCCCCGCAGCGTCCGCGACTAGGGGATCGCCTTTATGGGAGACACAATTACGGTCGCATGCGCTAGGCCTAATGGCCTCGTGCTGCGCATTTTCGATTGGACTGAGGTGCCGGAGCCCATGCAGGGCGGCGGCTCGAAGATGGTGAAGCGATCCGTCGAAGTTGATCGCATCAAGCTCAACGGCTACTGGGACATCATCCCGCGCGAAGAGCGCGACTCGCCGCGCGCGATGACTGCGCGCCACGGCCTGACGCACGGCGTCGATAAGGCGCTCTACGAAAAGTGGGTGCACCAAAATAAGGAAAACCCGCTGGTCAAGAACAAGATTGTGTTTGGCGCGAGCGAGCCGACGGTCAAAGAAGTGGCGAAAGAGCTGCAGGGTGAGCAGCGCTACAAGGGCCACGATCCGCTCGACCCGACCGTTGTCTTCAACAATGGCATCGGCCGTCCGAAGGACCCTCGCTTCCCGCGCAAGGTCGACGGTACGCCGGCAATCGAGCCCGCTGATCGCAAGAGCGCATGACCGTTGATGTCGCCACATTCAAAGAGGCGTTCCCCGAGTTCGCCAGTAACGCCGATGCTCAGGTCAGCTTTTGGCTGATGCAGGGGGTGGCGACTCTTAACGCGCGTCTTCTCGGCAACCAGTACGATCTCGCGGTGATGCTCTTCGCTGCACACTTCGTCGCCGGCTCGATCCAGAATCAGCAGGCCGTCGCAAATGGCGGCGTACCCGGCCAGTCGATCGGGCCTGTAATCTCGAAGGCTGTCGGGCCTGTTTCGAAGACCATGGGCACGTTCTCGGTCGACCCGCGCGCCGGTCAGTACAACAATACCACGTACGGCCAGCGCCTGTGGGCGCTGATGAGGGCTACGGCGGCGGGTGGGGTCTACATAAGGCCTCGCACGCGGCTCAATGCATGGCCTTCTGACAGGCTTGCAGGCATTGCCGGATACGATCCGGTAAGGCGGTGGTAGATGGCCATCTCGGTCAAGACCGACCGCATCCCCGAAATGCTGAAGGCCGTCGAGAACCTCACGAAGAAAGAGGTGCTCGTAGGCATTCCAGCTGGCGCTGATCGGCCCAATGATGGCCCACCCAACGCACTGCTTGGGTATGTGCATGAGTTTGGTAGTCCGGCCCGCAATATCCCTCCCCGCCCTTTTTTGCATCCAGGCATCCGCTCTGCGCAGGCGCAGATCGAGGCGGCATTCCGCAAGGGCGCTGACGCGGCGCTCGATGGCGACGAGAAGGCCGGCGACGTCGCGCTGAATTCCGCCGGTCTCATCGGGATGACCGCGGCAAAAAAAATGATCACGAGTGGTAGTTTTACACCGCTCAAGCCTGCGACCATCGCGGCGCGCCGCCGCAAGGGTTTCTTTTCTGAGAAGCCGCTTGTGGTTACGGGATCACTGATCAACTCGATCACGTATGTGATCCGTCCCAAGGAGGCATGACATGCCTCTTCAGGATGTCTCCGACGTTCTCGACGACGCCGATTTCTCGGACTTCTTTGATGTCGTGCGGCCGGGCGTGCTCGCGCAGGACACCGGCGTACCGTTCGAGCAGGATACCACCTTCAATAGCGTTGCCGGAGTGGTTGCCCCGGCGTCGTCGGGGACGCTGCAGCTCCTGCCTGAAGGCTCGTTCCAGCAGGGCACTATCACCATCATCACACGCTTCCGTCTGCAGACCGGCTCCGGGGTTGGCTACCAGGCTGACCGTGTCGTCTGGCATGGCGGAACCTACACGGTCGTGAACGTCAGCGACTGGTCTGGTTACGGGTCTGGTTTCGTGCAGGCGACGGCGACGTTGACGGGCGTCAATCCGCCGGGGGGCCCGATATGACCTACCCGACGCCGAATAGTTCGACTGGTGGATATCTTCAGCCGTTCTCGCAGGTCACTGACGACCTGAACCTAGACGAATTTTTTCAGGGCGTCGTGCGCGGGATCAGCGGCATATCCGGTCAGTACGTGCGCCCGCGGTGGCTACCGGTACCGCAGCCGGAGCCGCCCGTAAATGTCGACTGGGTTGCGATCGGCGTCATCGACGAAATTCCCGACGGGAACGCGCAGGTCCAGCACTTCAAAGGGACGCCTGCCAATTATTACGACGATACCGGAGACGGTTTCGACGAGGAGCAGCGCCATGTCGTTCTCGAACTTATGGCTTCTTTTTATGGGCCAAATGCACGCCGCCTCGCTAATTTATTCAGAGACGGTCTCTACATCGCTCAAAATCGAGAGCAGCTTATTCTTGCCGGGATGGCGTTCGTCAACGCCGATACGGCTCGTCACGTCCCGGAATTAATAAATAATGTCTGGCGGAACCGCGTGGACTTAACTTTCCGCGTCCGTCGTGTAATTCTCCGTGTCTACGGTGTCGAAAACCTGCTAGAGGGTGTCGGCACGATTGTGACGGATCAAGGAAGTGTAGAAGGCGAAGCGCGGGGGACGGAGCCTTTCGATACGGCGAACGTGAGAACGCCGTGAAAAAGGAGCGCTGTTCATGCCCAAGGGACTAAGTCTCAGCGACGTCGTCAACGTCACAGTCAATCTCAGCCCCCTCGCGGCTGCGTATCGTAATTTTGGCGCCACGCTTCTTCTCGGTGACAGCGACGTCATCGACACCAACGAGCGCATCCGCCAATATTCCGAGATGGTGCAGGTCGGCGAGGACTTCTCGTCCACATCGCCGGAATTCCTGGCGGCCGAGATATTCTTCTCGCAGGAGCCTGAAAACAGCATCCTATACATCGGACGCTGGGCCAGCACGCCGACGCATGGCGAGCTGCACGGCGCTATTCTACCGCCCGTGCAGCAGATCATGTCGAACTTCACAGGAATCTCCAATGGTTCGATGCATGTGGTCATTAACGGGACCGGTCACGACATCACGGGTTTGGATTTCACTGGTGCGCTCAATCTGAATGGTGTCGCCTCCGTACTGCAGACCGGCGTCGCTGCCGCAGTCTCAGGCTCGACCGTGAAGTGGGACCTCGAGCAGGAGCGCTTCACGATCACCAGTCCGACGACGGGCGTTGCGTCGACGGTCGGTTACGCTACGGCTGTTAGCCCGCCGGCCGGAACTGATGTGTCCGGCATTTTCGGATTCACCAATACCGTCAACACGCCCGCCCCGATCGTTGGCGTGCTCGCCGAGAGCCTTGTCGATTGTCTGCAGACGCTGGTCGATATCTCCTCGAAGTGGTACGCGGTGCTTGTCGCTGCGACCAATGCCCCAGCCGATGCTGATTATCTGAATGCGGCAGCCTACATCGAGGCAGCTGGCAGTGCATTTAATAGCCGAATCCTCGGTATCACGACGCAGGAAACAGGTACGCTTGACGATACGATCCAGGCCGACTTGGCGTCCGAGCTGAAGGCCGGCGGGTATAATCGCACCTTCATTCAGTATTCTTCGACGAATCAGTACGCTGCGTTCTCGCTGTGGGCCCGCCAGTCCACCGTGAATTACGAGGCGAACAACACGACGATCACCCTGAAGTTCAAGCAGGAGCCTGGCGTCGTCGCCGAGTACCTTACGGAGACCTGGGCGCAGACGTTGAAGGACAAGAACTGCAACGTCTTCGTCGAATACCAGAACGATACCGCTATCATCCAGGAAGGCGTGATGTCGGGCGGTTACTACATCGACGAGCGCGTCGGCGCCGACTGGTTCCAGAACCGCATTCAGACTGACGTTTACAATCTGCTCTACCAGTCGCCGACGAAAATCCCGCAGACCGACGCAGGTACGCACCAGATCGTCAACACGATCAACAAGTCGTGCGACGCGGCGGTCAACAACGGGTGGGTCGCGCCTGGTGTCTGGAATGTCGCCGGCTTCGGCCAGCTCAATCAGGGGGACACGCTCACTTTGGGTTACTATGTCTACGCCCCGTTGGTGGCGACGCAGGCGCCCGCGGATCGCGAGCAGCGCAAATCGGTGCCAATTCAAGTCGCGGCGAAGCTCGCTGGCGCGATCCACAGCGTCAATGTCGCAGTAACTGTTAACCGCTGATTAGGAGCTGATCGATGGCTGCGAACACCTATAGCTTCTTAGACGTCGCTTGCGCCATCAGCGGTCCTGGCGGCGACGTTAATCTCTCGACTGGTGTAGGTGTCGACAAGGGCGGCATCACGATGGCCGAGCTGGAAGACAAGGCGACGATGGTGGTCGGCGCCGACGGCGCGGTGATGCACTCGCTGCACGCCAGCAAGGCAGCCAGGGTCACCATCCGCCTGCAGAAGACCAGCGCCGCCAACGCCGCGCTGAATGCGATGTACAGGTACCAGACGACAAGCGCCGCCTACTACGGTCAGAACACGATCACCGTGCGCGATCCTGTGCGCGGTGACATCGCGACCTGCCAGCAGTGCGGCTTCGTGAAGCATCCAGACCTCGTGTACGCCGAGGACGGCGGCATCATGGAATGGACCTTCAACTGCGGCATCTACGATCCGAAGGTTGGCGACGGATTCCCGATCTCCAACATTAACCAGGGAGCAGCGTAAATAGGACATGGGTGAGTTTCAGATCGGGGGATATGCGTACAGGAACGCGCCTATGGACCCTATTACTCAGTTCCACGTAGCTCGGAAGGTTGCGCCCGTCATGGGGGCATTCAAAGACTCTGAGCTTATCAGGGCAGCCATCTCGTCGGCGCCAATGACAGACGACGAGCGGGTGGCGGCAGCGATTGCGATGATCGAGCCGCTGACCCAAGTTTTGGCGCAAATGAAGGAGGAGGACGCGAACTACGTCCTCGACAAATGTCTGTCAGGGGTGGTGCGCTGCAAGGGCGAGGTGACCCCGGGTAATCCGTGGACCGCGATCTGGAACCGCTCCGCGCAGACCATGATGTACTCCGACGTCGACATGGCGACGATGATGCGTATCGTCTTCAATGTGCTGATGGAGTCATTTTCCGGTTTTTTTCCCGCAAGCCTCTCACCTTCAGTAGGCGTGGTGCAGGGGCGGTAGATTTCGAATCCGTCCAAATGGAGGATGGAGAGGACTGGCTTATGCGGCCAGTCGTACGCGGGCTGATCGGGTACGAGCAACTGAAGGGCACGACCATCGACCTCGAGGATATCCAGCGCATGAACGATGCGTTAGATGTTCAAGACGAGAACGAGTATCGCGCGCGCGAGGCGATGGAGCGGCAAGCTCATGGCGGACGAGGTCCTTAAGAACTGGGTAGCACTTCTCGAATTTAAGGTCGACGCGGGTCAGGCGCGCGATCTGCTCCTGAAGGTCAATAGTGTCAGCACCGCCATCCTCGGTATTGCCGCGGCGATCGAGGCGGCGTCTCTCGCCTTCAAGGGTCTGCTTCTAAAATCATCCGAGGCGGTCGAATCCACGTCGTTCGTCGCGGAGCGAGCGGGCGGCAGCGTCAAGGACCTCACGGCCCTGCGCGAGGCTGCTGAGGCCACCGGCAACACATTCGCCGACGCCGACGCCTCGATCGAGGGGTTCTCGAAGCAGTGGCGCAACGGCTCCATCCAGAACACCGTGCGCGAGACATTGCGCCAGGCTGGAATGGCGAAGAAGGAGATCGATGAGCTTTTCGCAGCGGGAAACTTATTCCCGATCATACAGAAGACCATCGAGGCCATCAATGCCAAGAAAAATCCGGCTGCCGAGGACGCTTATAGGCGGCTGTTCGGCATCAATGAAAATCTCGGCCGATGGAACTACCCTGAATTCGAAAGGGTGATCAGGCGGACGGCGGAGCGTTGGGACAAGGCCGGCATCAATGTCGGGAAGCTCACCGAGAACAGCAGAAAGCTGCAGGGGTCCTGGCGCGAGCTGTGGAGCGCCGTCGATACCATCGTCAAATCGGTCACCGAGAAGCTCTCGCCGTACCTGACCGAGCAGATCGAGAAGATCGTCAAATTGCTCGACGAGAACGGCAAGGATATCCAGAAGTGGATCACCGAGACCGTCACGCAGCTCGGTGAATTCATTAAATCGATGAGGGGTCAAGCGAAGCCTGCTCTCGACGCCATGCACAATGTGATGACCCCGATCATCGCAAGTCTGCGCTGGTTGGTTAACACCTTCGCGCAGCTGACCGGGCAGACAAATAAATGGCAGGCCGCTATCGAGCTGCTGCTCGGGGTATTCATTCTGCGCATGCTTAGGGCCCGCGGAATTGTCACGAGCATTATCGCCCTTCTCGCGCGTCATCCGGTGATTGCTGGGATGTTGGCGCTTGGTCTCAGTAGTCTCTACGCAACACAGGAGCATCCAGAGATCGCGGGTTCTGGTGCAGGCGGCGTTGGTCCTCTGCCGGAAGTTCCAGAGGGACCGTCGGTCGGGGCAGGGCCGGGGCTCGGGATTTTACAGGCTCCCGGGAGGGCCTTGAAAAAAGGATGGGACTGGCTCACCGGGAAAAAGACAACCGACGCAACAGGCGGTCCGGTATCCGGCAGTGGTGGTCCTGGTCACGTCGGCGGTCAGTTAGATATCGAGGGAGAGCATTACCGATTTGGATCAGGTGGTCACGGCAACGCGCCAATCCCTCCTGGCGATTACCCAATTACGCCCAACACTATCGGTCCGTGGGGTCGGGCGCACGGCGCGCTCGGCATAAACAATAACGCTATTTGGGACTCGTCTCTCGGACGTATGCGTCGAGGGATAGAACTTCATGCTGGTTCCTCGGACCAGTTAATTACGGAAGGGTGCGTCGCTATCGCTGGCGCTCAGTGGCCGCAATTCAAAGAGCATGTGAAACGTATGATCGCCGCCCACGGTCGCGCCTTTTTGCACGTAGGCAAGGACGGTGCAGCCAGGGTCGATATATCTCCGAGTGCGGCCGGAGCGAGCGCTCGGCGTGATCCGAAGTTCGCGCCCTACACACCGCGTCCAGAGTCTCAAGAAGGCGCACCTCACACGGCTGCATCTCCGGGGGCAAGAGCGACGCCTGGTGCGTCGCCTTTCGGCAATCTCAATGCCGAGGAGATACGCGAGCGGTTCCGCCGGCCTGGTCCAGCGGGGACATTCCATCAGTCGTCGAACCGCTATTCATTTGGTCAGGAGGTGGCCGTAAACATCCACGGCAGTGACAACGATCCGGCGACGAAGGTCGGGAGTATGGCCGGGCCCATGCATGATGCGCGACTGCTGCGCAACACAAAGGGCGCCGTCGCGTGAATCCGATCACCGAATTCTTTGTCGGCCTCAGCTGGAAGATCGACGAACAGTCGAAGCGGAAGATGCTCGACCACATCGAGGATGTGGGCAAGCGCATCACCGAGCTTTCGCTGGCGTTCGTTGCCGGCGCCGCGGCGCGCTCGCAGGTCTTCGAGACCATCGTCGGCAGCCTGGACCATCTCTACTGGCAGGCGCAGCGCACACATTCCACTGTCGGGCAGATAAGGGCACTCGGCGGCGCTGCTGAAGCCGTCGGCACGCAAGCCGAGGTAATGACCCAGGCGCTGGAGAGCTTCAGCCAACAGCTCCGCCAGCTCGAAAACACGCCGGGCGGCGCCGCGCGTGTGCTCCGCGAGAACGGCGTCGAGCATCCAGAGACGAACACTGATGCGCAGAACTTAGTCGCGCTCATCAAGGCGCTGGAGAAGAAGTACCCGTACGGCACCGTCGTCTCGATAATGGCGGAGCACTACCATGTGTCCGAGATGGCTGTGTACACGGCCACCCGCAAAAATTTCGAGGAGGAGGTCAAGAAGTTCGAGCAGCGGGAGGGTCTGCACGGGATAGACCCCAAGGACCCGAACTTCGGTGAGAAAAGCGCGAAGCTCACCGAATCGAAAAACGAATTCGTCCAGTCGGTCGACACCATCCTCTACTCGGTTGCCGAACGGCTCGCCGGTCCGACTGGCGAGAAGCTCGAGAGGCTCACGGCGCTGATCGATGCAAACTCTGTAAAGATCAGGGATTTTCTGGTCGACGTCGGCAAGGCGTTAATGGCTCTGGCCGACGGTCTCATTCACCTGATCGAAACGAGAGACCAGTGGCTATCGCAGCTGAAGGAGATGGCCACTGGTTTTAAGAATTTCGCGGTCAACGTCAGCAAAGCTACCGTCAACACGGTTGGATGGAAGGGTGCCATCGAGCTGCTGCTGCTCTTGCTGATCGGACGGCGGCTCGGTACCGCGATCGGCGCGATTGGCGCGCTGGCCCTCGCATTCGCTTCGTTCATGAAGCTCTTCGGGGCGACGCCGGCCGAAGCCAACACTGGCAGCGCCCCTACAGGGGAAGGCGGCGGAGAAACCCCCGCAGGAGCCGCTGGGGGCGGCGCTGGTGCGGTTGGCGGCGGTGGGGCTGCTGTAGACCCCGGAGCCTACAGCGACACTCTACGGGGCCGCGCCGGGGGCGTGTTCTCTCGCGTGCGCGCCGGCTTGAACAAGCTGATGGGCGGCGCTGATCCTGGCGCTGGCAGCAAGGAGCGGTTCAATACCGCCGGGCTCTTCCAGCTGATGAAGCAGGCTGGCGCTTCCGACGCTGAGGCGCGAACGCTCGCGGCGATAGGGATGGCGGAATCTCGCGGTCGGCCGTCGGCGCTTAATCCGTACGGCCGGGACTACAGTTTCGGTCTCTGGCAGATCAACATGCTCGGTCGGATGGGGCCGGAACGCTTGAAGCGCTTCGGTCTTAAGTCGTACAGCGACCTCTATGACCCGAAAACCAACGCCCGTGTTGCTTTGCAGATGGCGCGCGAGGCGGGTGGCTATCGGGATTGGAGCACGTACTCGTCTGGCGCCTACCGCCAATTTTACGGCGGCGAGGCGCGTGCGACGCCGATGGGTCCAGGCCTCGGCGGACCGGTAGCGGCGACAGTGTCACCTCCCCCTATCGTTGCGCCGCTGATCGATAAGGAGAAGGCGAAGTTCCTGCACGACGGCTCGCGCTATTTCGACCTGCATGGCTTCAGGACCGACATACCCCCGGGTGTGCAGAACACCTGGAACAACACGATTAAAAATTCATCGACCAAGCAACACCTGACGATCGACGTGCACGGCATGTCGGACCCTCATGCCGTTGCGCAGCAGGTCACGAAAGCGGTTACCCGGGCGCACGACAACATGATAAAAGAGGCGACTGGTGGGCCGACGTCGGCGCTACCTAAGGGTACGAAGGAAACGAAAACAGGTCACGCCCCGCCAGGGGCGCAGTCGGGGGTCGGTGAGCGCAAGAGCGGCAATAATCATGCATTGCCAGCGCTCGTCATCGATAGGTAGGAGCCTCGATGGTCGATCTGATTGGCGATCTAGCCATACCGTACGCGCTGATCCAGCGACCCCGTCAGCGCATGATCGGAACTATTATCCCCGATGTCACGATCGAGGAGGTACACCACGACGAGCTGGTGATCACGGATCACCCGGTCGAGATCGGATCGACAATCTCTGATCATGCGTTCATGCGGCCCGTCGAGGTCCAGATGCGCGTCGGCTGGTCGGATTCGACAGAGCAGTCGGTCGGTTTTGTTCAGCGCGTCTACGAGGAGCTGCGCATACTCCAGGGAAGTCGCGAACCATTTAATGTGTCCACCGGGAAGCGTTCCTACAAAAATATGCTGATAGCATCACTGGCGATCACCACGGATAAGCAGAGCGAGTTTGCTCTCAGCTGCGTCGCCGGAATTCGAGAGGTGATTATCACCAGCACAAGCGGGGGGAGTGGTTTGGCAAGCAACAGCGCGCAATCCGATCCAGCCGCTACCGGCGGGGTGCAGCAGCTGGGTACGCAGCAGCTTGGGGCCTCCGGCCTGTTTGACGATGGGGGTGCCGGCATCGGATCGATCGGCGGCCTAAACAACGAGCCTGCGTAGGAGCTGGAAGATGGCCCAGAGGATCGTTTTTGAGATACCGCTGCAGCCCTCGACTGCGCAGCAATTCTATATTCCGTTGAACGGGATAAATTATCGACTGCGGTTTCTGTACATCAATGCCCCAGAGGGCGGGTGGATTATGGATATCGCCGACGGTCCGACTGATGATCCAATCGTCTGTGGCATCCCGCTTGTGCCCGGGGCCGATTTGCTAGCGCAGTACCAGTACCTTGGTATCGGCAGCATGTTCATCGTCAGCGCTGGTGACATGGCGGCGCCACCGACCTTCGACAATCTCGGCGTGACAACGAAGCTCTACTATGCGTACGCGGAGGCGATCGCGTGAGTCGCAACTGGATTCGCTACATCAAGTTGACGACGGGGGACGGGAACCAGTCGTACGACGTCTCCAACATGCGCATTAAATTTCGCATTTCCCACAAGACGACGCAGACGCCGAACATCGCCGATTTCACGATCTACAATCTGTCGGCTCAGACCGCCAACGCCATTTTCCAGCAGAGAAATTCGCGCGTCAGACTGGAAGCTGGGTACCAGGATAATCACGGCAAGATATACGAAGGCTGGGTCCAGCAGAAATATAAAGGCCGAGAGACGCCGACCGAGACCTTTGTGATGATCCGCAGTCAGGACGGCGACAAGGCTTACAACAATGCCACGAACAATGAGACGCTCAAGGCGGGGTCTAGCGCCCAGGATGTTAATAAGGCTGCATTCAAATCGATGCAGAAGCAGGACGAGACGTTGACCCAGGGCTATAACGGCCTCGAGTCCATATTTTCCAAAATCATCTACCCTCAGCCATTCGTCATGCGCGGGATGTCGCGGAAATTCCTGCGGGATATTACACACACGGCCAAGGGTCTATGGTTCATCACGAACGGTAAGCTGACGTTCATCAAGAGAAAGGACGACAGTATTCCTGGCGGCCCTATCGAGGTGAACGCGGCGACTGGCATGATAGGGTCTCCGCTCCAAACTTACGAGGGTGTGAAGGTCCGCGCGTTGATTAACCCAAACTTTGAGGTCGGCAGGCTTCTTCGGTTAAACAACGATTCTATTCAGGCCGGGCAGCTCGACCTATCGAACCAGGATGCATTTTCCACCAGCTCGTCGACGTTGCCTGGCCTTTCTCCATCTGGGACTTACCGAATTCTTTATATAGATTGGGTTGGCGACACGCACGGCATCCCGTGGTATGCCGAGATCGATTGCAATGCGGTGGAGAATCCGACACCGCTACCGCTGCAGGGAAGGCTGCCGGCATGAGCGACACAAGCGGGGCCAGCGGAGCTGGCTTCGATATCCGCGAGAGCTTTGAGGACGCAGAGGAGAGGATGCGCGCCGCCTTCGAGGGCATGATGCGCGAGATGTTTTTCTGCTTCCCCGTTCAAGCTGTCGAGGACAGCCAGGACGGGAAAAAGGTGAAACTCCAAATCCAGATCAAGTCCAAGGAGACGGACGTGATCAAGGGCGGCTCCAAATATGTGGATATCACCACGCTCGACGAGACCCCGATTCACTTCATCCGCGGCGGCGCCGACAAGGAGGGAAAGGGCGGCTGGTCACTCACGCACCCGATCAAAAAGGGCGACGAGGGTCTGGTGATCATCTCGTCGCGCGCGATGGACAAGTGGTACGACAAGGGTGGTACTCAGGAACCTACCGACGAGCGCATGAACCACCTCAGCGATGTATTTTTTATTCCCGGCATCAGTGCAAAGCCACGGCAGCTGAAAAATATATCGACGAAGACCGTGCAGCTGCGCAGCGATGATGAAGGCGGTGACGGAAAGCCGAAGCATGTGATCGACTTCGATCACTCGAATGGGACTATCACGACAAGTGTCGACAGCGGCCAGCATGTCACGGTGGTAGACAAAGGCAGCGGCATATCCCACAAGTCGTCCATGAAAGTTCATGTCGAAGCTCCCAAAATTACTACTAAGGGAACCTGGAACCATAACGGTGGACTTCGCGCCACAGAGACAATCCAGTCAGATATTGGTCTGAAGGCTCCCCAGATAGACGCCGCGCCAGGCAATCCGCCCGATGTCACGGAGTACACGTCGTGAGAGTGCGAAAGCTCGACAAGAACGGCGATATGTCGTTTGGCAATGGTCAGGATGATTTTTGGCGCGATGTACCGGATGGACCAGCACAATGTGTCAAAACTCGCCTGATGCTCTGGACAGGCGAGTGGTTCCTTGACCTCAACGAGGGCATGCCTTGGAACACCCAGGTTTTGGGGTATTATACAGGCACGACGCGCGATCCTGCGATCCGCGCGCGGATACTCGGTACGCAGGGGGTGAAGGGCTTCACCAATTACTCGAGCGCGCTTGATCGTGAGCCTCGGGCTTTTTCGGTGAACTGCCTTTTAGATACGGTGTATGGCGCGATCCCGTTTATTGGGCCGATCTGAATGGGAAACACCCCCGTAGCCTACGTCGACGAGTCCGGCATCCATGTGCCGGATTTTCCCACTGTTTTGTCGTTCATGCAGGCGTCGTACCGCGCCATCTATGGCGAGGACACTTACCTCGATCCAGACAGCCAAGACGGCCAGTTTATCAGCATTCTTGCGACAGCAATCCTCGACGCCAACGCAATGGCCGTGCAGGTCTACAATGCCTACAGCCCGGCGACGGCGCAGGGGACTGGTCTATCGAGCGTTGTCAAGATCAATGGAATTGCCAGAAAGGTGCCCTCCCGTTCGACATGCGACGTCATCGTAGTCGGCCAGGCGGGGACGCTCATCACGGATGGACTGGTCCAAGACGAATCTGGGTTCACCTGGAGCCTGCCGCCATTGGTTGAAATTCCCTATTCGGGGCAGATCATCCAGACCGTTACCTGTACCATATTGGGTTCCATAGCTGCACCAGCCGGATCAATTAATTCAATCGTCAATACACAGCCGGGCTGGCAATCAATAGTTAACCAGGTCGATGCGACGCCAGGGCTTCCTGTGGAGACCGATCCTCAGCTTAAGGCGCGGCAGACCTTGTCGACAGCGATCCCGTCAGAAGGGCTGATTGAAGGTCTGGTTGGCGCTCTGTGGACGCTTGCTGATGTGCGGCAAATCGCAGCCTTCGAAAACGATACCGACGCACCTGATGATAACGGTATTCCGGGCCATTGCGTATCGATCGTCATCGACGGCGGTGACGCCAATGTCATTGCTACGACGATCCAGCTCAAGAAGGGCGGCGGGGTTGGGACCTACGGCAACGAGATTTTTACCCTCACAAACAGGTGGGGGATTCCGCACAGGATCGCCTTTTTCAGGCCCATACAGGTGCAGGTCACATGGGTCGTAACACTCGACACCTTCACCAATTATACAAGCAATACCGAGCAGGCGATTGCTGTGGCCTTAAGTAATTGGACAAACAATCTGGGGATAGGAACCAATGTCAAAGTGGGGCGCGCCTATGTTCCGGCCAACCTCGGCGGAGGGGCTGGCAGCGAAACATTCGATGTTCTCGACCTAACTGTCGCTAGAGATGGTCTTGCTCCGGGGGAATCTGACGTGGCGATTGCGTTCAATGAGCAGCCTGTCTGCTTGCCGCAATTTGTCCAGTTCCGATACCCGGATGCTCCCTGATGCGGACACTTGAGCAGTACCTCGATTTTATCACCAGCGAGCACCAAAATAAGCCGAAGTTCGCGGCGTCCCTCGCGGCGGCGGTTGGGCCACTGGCCGATTTGCAAGCCTTCCTGCAGACCGTGCCCTCTCTATTTGATCTGGACAATGCGATCGGCGTACAGCTCGACGCCACGGGTCTATGGATTGGCAGAAGGCGTTTCATTCCGCAGCCGCTGCCGAATATGTGGTTCTCGTTCGATACCCCCTTCAAGGGCTTCGACGAGGGTTTTTGGAAAGGTCCGTTCGACGTCGGTACGATGCTGGACAGACTCGATGACAATACATTTCGCCGGTTACTGAGAGCAAAAATATTGTCCAACAACTGGGACGGAACTATTCCCAGTGCGCAGTTCATTATCGACACATTTTTCGGTCTAGCTCTCCCCCCGCGGCCGATCACGCCAGTGGACTTCGACTCCGAATTTACCACCGACTTCAATATTCTCACAGGTTATCCAGATTTTAATTCGGATTTTAATTCGGATTTTGCGATCGACGTGCCTTCGCCGATCAGTCCGGGCACGCATATTCTCGTCGACGACGAGGCCGACGTCTCGACCACACGTTCCTTTTTTGCATTCGACGACCCGGCCAGGGGGTTCGATGGTCCTGCGGTATGGTTCCAGGAAGGTATGACAATCTCCACGTTGCCGTCGCTCAATATGCGGGTTACTGTGGCCGTGGCGGGGAAAATCCCGCCGATCGTCGATCTGGAAATTCTAGCGCAGAATCTAATTCCGCTTTCCATCGGGGGCGTCGATCAAAGGGTACGAGTTGTCACGGTCGATAATACGCCGCTGTTTGGCTTCGATCTGGATAATGAGTACGTCGCGGGATTTGGGTCAGGTTCTTGGGGTGCGAGCCCTCAGTTCGTCGTCGACCAGCTGCTAGAAGAGTGAGATCGGGCCTATGCCGAACGCAAACCAACTTTATCCCTTCGCAACAGGCGACGGCGCCAACGTTATCGATGCCGCCCTTTGGCAAGCGGCCAATGCGCGACAAACCGGCTTCCAAGCGGGCATCGCCGAATCGTCTCAAGTGAATACGGCAATCAGGCAGGCTGCTTTTGCGGCGGCCATGATTGGACAATTCACAGCAGGGTACGGTCCTGCCGACGTTCTTGATGACGGCAATGTCACGGAATTCGAGAATAATTTCGTCGCAGCACTGGGGGCTGCAATACAGGCGCTGATCCCGGCCGGATTGCTTTACGAGGGGAGTGATACAGGCACGCAGAATGCGGCGCAGGTTACCTCCGTTGTGCCGGCGCTGACGACCTGGACTGCCGGGAAAACCATCCTCGTACACAAAATGGGCTCAGCCAACAGCGGGGCCTCTACTCTTACGGTTTTGGGGGTTACCCGCGACATAGTTTGGCCCGATGGCAGCGACATCGCTAACAATCAATGGCCAGGCAATTCTGAGGCACTGTTCTTCGACGACGGGTCTCATTTCCAGCTGCTGACATTCACCGGCCCCAACATGCTGACCATGCTTGGCGGCGGCGAAGGCATCCAAGTTGTCGGCAATGCCATCAGTCTATTTTTCGAAGGTCTTATCGAAGAGGATACGCTGGCAGACGGCGACCTGTTCGCGTTCTACTCCTTAGCGGATGGTCATCACAGGAAGACAACCTGGGCAAACATCGTTGCGAAGATTATCGGGGAGCTGCCGCCGACTGTAACGCCCACGCCGTATGTCCAATATCCCGGGATGGGAACCGGTGTTGGTCAGCAGATCATTATGGTCATTAACTGTCCTAACATGTCGACACCAGATACTTACGGGTTGTCCCCCGGACTCGTCGTCTCGGCCGCCAATCTGGTCGCTGGCAATTCACAAGCCTCGGGACAGCCTCTTGATCCGTATCAGATGCAGGTCAACAGTGTGACCGTCCAACCATTTAATGGTTACGGCGCCGCTGGCGGGTATTGGGTTTCCTGGCCAGGTCTCGCGGGGACGTGGCGTCTTGACGGCTACACCGAAATTGCGGGCTTCGCCTTCGGCTTCGGGTACCCGTTTATGTTGGTCTGGCGTCGTGTGGCATAAGGTGAACGAACATGGCTATTAAAAACATCAGAGACCCGCGTCGCGGTACCGCTAGTGATGACTCTGTCGACGTAACCGTCGATATCGATAGCGTCGGCCAGGGATTGCCATACACCGTGCGACAGGAAGACCCGCTGTTTGCTGATATAATTGCCGGAAAGTACGGGCAGGTGAAGGCCTACATTGAGCCGAACATCGACTACGGGCCGGTAATATCGATGATTGCGCGACAGAGGCTCGAAGCACCGTATGGTGAAAAGCGGCCGAGCGTGAATAATTACTTCGGTCAGCTTGTTGCCGAAAAGACCAGTGGATCAATTTCTGCAGATCACCAACACGACCTCGACACCTTGTTGCAGGCGTCAGCCTGGGAGCAGTCGATCCTCGACAAGCGCGACGCTCTGCTTAAGACTCCAAATGCCGCCACGCTAGCGCAGGCAAAAGACCCGGCCACATGGCCTCCGTTCCCGGCGGCGGCGGCAGCGCTAGTGGAACTATGCTGAGGCTGGTGCTCTGTGACCAATATTCTCCAGATTCCTCAGATACAAGCAACCTTCAATATTGCCCGCAATGCTGACTGGGTGGATGACATCATCTTTCCGGTCCCTGGGACCCCAGCGAATCCGCTTAACATTAGCGGGATTGCTTTCTTTGCGCAGGTTCGCCCGGCCGAAGAAGACCCGAACATCCTGCTTGATCTGAGCACTTTGAATGGTGGTCTCGTGAATGGCGGGGATACAGGCCAGTTATCGTGGCATGTATCTCACGCGGCGATGCTGGCTGTTCCTCTGATTGCAGTACTAAATACTGCGGTCATGGATATTCTGGCCGTCGCCGATGGATATAGAATCAATCTCTGTCAGGAATCGGGGCCGGCTCAAATCGTCATCCACCACGGCGTGACCCTCATTCCTTAAGGTCTTGTGAGATGTCTGTCCGCTATTCACTCTTGGCAGACGACGTCCCCCCGGAGACGGAGTTTCTACAGCGCGGTCCGCAGATCGAACTGCTTAGCAAGTCAGAATATTCGTTTCCTGATCTAGCTGGTAACTTTGCGCCGCCACCCACCCAAGCTCCGCCTACTGTGTCGCCGGACGACAGCCTTGGCAATCTTATCTATGCGGTCCGCGCTGATGTTCAGGCATTATTGGAGACGCAGGATCATGTATCCGCCATGCTAACTACGGCCGTAGCCAACATCAGTGATACATCTGGTATACTGAAGCAAGCACAGGCAGATGTTGGCCAGTTATTTGATGAAGCCAGCAAATTCGCAGTAAACATATGGGAGTTGGACACCCGTGTTGGCGCGGCAGAAGCCAGCATTACCACCGAAACATCTCTAAGGGCCTCCGCAGACGAGGCGCTTGCGGCACAGATCACCGACCTGAATGCCTCGCTCGGTACGACGAATGCCAATTTACTGACCGAGGAAGGCGTTCGCGCGACTGCAGACACCGCTCTTGCTGCCAGTATAACTTCATTAAGTGCCACAGTCACGAGCGACGTAAGCACGCTTACGGCTAATCTAACTTCGGAATCGCTAACTAGGGCGTCTCAGGACTCAGCATTGGCCGCAAGTATTTCATCGCTGTCAGCTACGGTGACCAGCGACGTCGGAACCTTGTCGGCAAGCATAACGACGGAGTCGATCACGAGGGCTGGTGCTGATAGTACCATCTCTGCCAACTTGTCTGCGCTGTCGACCACGGTAGCCGGGAACAGCGCGAACATCACCACACTTACGACTTCGGTCAATGGCTTGAGCGTTCAGTGGGCGGTCCAGGCCAATCTGAACGGCACAACTGGCCACCTAGAATTTACGGGTCTGCAAAAAGCAGACGGCACCGGCGCTCTCTACGTATTCGACATTCTCGCTGACGTGAACATCCATGGCACGCTGATCCTCAACGGAACGGTTGTCAACGACAAGCTTGCAGGTGAAACTGCCACCGCAATCCGCGCGATTCAGATAGCATCAGGATCATTCACCGCAACTTATGACCCGCTTCACGGCGTCTATGTCGACACGGTCGACACGGTTATCAATTATACCTTTTCGGTAGCGATCGCTGGTCCAACAACTATTCGTACAACTGGCTCGATCTCGTCAAACGATGGCTGCCGCTATGCCCTTTACATCGATGGTGCCACGCTTACATCCGATTCTAATAATGTGGGGTTCGGTACTGCCATTGTTATCGACCAGCAAGACACCGTGACGCTTGCGGCCGGATCGCATACACTAAGGCTTGACATAGGTTACAATGGTGGCTCGTACGGCGTGACCTATTGGTCGAAAATTAGCTCTCTGGTTTTCATGGGAAGTAAGTAGCGTGACGGATTATGTGCTTTATGACGCTGCGGGGAAAATCGTCGCGACAATGACCGGCGGGGATTTCGAGCTTGAGCACAATGTTCCGGCGGGAATCGCCGCCCTAGAGGGGCACGTGGACATTGATAGCCATTTTGTGCAGTTGACGCCGACGCCGGTGGTCGCCGCGCGGCAGATGATCTCGCCGACGGTCAGTGGCGCGACTGTGTCCGGTCTACCTAACCCATGCACGGTCACAATCGAAGGGTCTGTTTACACCGTGACGGACGGTGAGCTTACGCTGTCGGCAGACCTTTCTGGCACCTACGATGTCAAGCTTAGCGCCGGTCCAGGATATTTTGATACAACTATTCAGGTGACGGTCTGATGGCGTTGGTACATCACAATGTCGACCTTTCAAAGAAGAAGCAGGAATATCTGCGGAGAGTGAACGACAAACGTGAAGCCGTTTTTATGGCTGGCCACGTTGTGCCAACTGCCGTTTCGAGTTCGTTCTCCGGCAAAATACTACAGACCCGCGAAGTGGATCGAGCGAACTGGCTGACTTCATATTCTGCTTATTCGGAGGCGGTCGCGGCGGGTCACGGCACAGATATGGGTGCAAATTTCCGCACGGCGGATAATACCATGGTGCACGTGAGCTTCGAGGAAGGTCTATCTGTGCTCCGCGATTTGCGTAGTTGGGGAGCAGAGGTTTACAATCATTCGTGGGCATTGAAGGATGCCATTGTCGCAGCTGATACAGTTTCTGCTCTTGCTGCGATTGATATTGAATCGGGTTGGTCATCCTGACGAGGATCAAAAGATGCGAATGACAGACGCATTTTCTCTTTATCAAGCTCTCGTAGCCTACGAGAGCAGCGACAGGGAATTCCCAAGCAAGCTTAACTTCGCCGTCGGCGTAAATAGGCGGAAGCTGATGCCATTGGTCGAGGCGTATCGTGAATCGCTGCGAGAATTGATTAATCGTTGTGCTTTGCGCGACGCCAATGGCGGTCTGATCAAGGTCGGGGATACCGATGACATTCGTATTGACCTTGCCAATCAGGAGACGTGGGTCGTGGAGCGAGCAGCCCTCGATAATGACGAAGTGCAGATGGAACTTCACATGGTCGATCTGTCGGTGTTTCCGGCAGCCTTCCCGGCGAGGCTATTTGCGGGCCTTGGTCCAATGATTCGCGAACCGTCTACTTCCGTCGTTCCTTTGCGATCAGTGGTGGACCATGGGGATGGTGCGTGATGGGACTTATATCCGCTCTGAAGCAACACTGGGCTCTCATCGACCCGACACCGGTTGCGATAGAAAGCTATAAATTCTGGCGCTCAGTTGGTTACGATCATGATGGCGCCTGTTCCTGGCTTGGCAACGAGCAGGGCGAGGACAGCTTCGACAATGCGCTGCACGGCGACCACGGCGAGGCTACGGGACCGGCACAGCACCACAGGGATCGTATCGAGACAATCAAGGCAGGGTGCGGGATCGACATCGCGACGGCCTCTCATCTCGACCAGCTTCGCGCGATCGATTGGTCGACGCAGAATGAGGTCGGTTACCGGCATGTGAAGAACCATATCCTCGCTGCTCAGGGCATCCGTGCAAAAGTGACCGTGATCGTCGCCGAGTACGAGCATTCAGGCAACCAGGCGCGCGATATCGACAGACGGACCGGATTTGCCGAAGACTGGGCCGCCGATGTGCGTATTCGCCAAATCAATACGGGACCGACGTCATGACCCTAGTTTCTCACATCGAGACCGCCGGTAAATTCACCGTTCAACAAATTCCCTGCCACTACTACCACGAGCCGGTGAACCTATCAGTGCCGTCATCCGGCGTGTTGCACACGTGGGAGGGAACTGACTGGGATGGGGTCGTCAAGGAATTCAAGGTGAAGTTCGCCCCACATTTCATAGTCGGCCATAAGAATGGTGTGGCTGCGATCGCACAACTCATCCCCGTTGGTTGGATGGGTGCGGCTTTGCGAGGCCACAACAACATGGCCATCGTTCAGATCGAAATGGCAGGCTTTTCCAAAACTACCCCGTGGCTTCCCGAGCCCGATCTCCTCGACGCCCTGTGCTCGCTGATGGTGGCGTGCAACACGACGTGGGGAATTCCGTTATCCCATCCGTGGCCGGACGATGATTGGGGGAAGGCCGGCCCCAATCCTCACCGGTCGGCAGGTATCTTTGGCAAGACCGCCGGATGGTACGGCCACCAGGATATGCCGTTTCCCGATGTTCATTGGGATGTCGGTCATATGCAGTGGTCTAAAGTTTTTGAGAAGTGTAAGGTGATGACGACACCGCCTCCCGCGACCCCCGTCACGTAATCCAAAAGGACTAGGGCACATGGTTACGCTGTTCATCGTTATTTTGCTAATCATCCTGCTCACCGGCGGGTACGGGTATGGCTGGGGTGGCTGGGGGAATCGGTATGGCTACGGACCGGGCTATGGTCTTGGTGGTCTACTGCTGATTATCGTTATCGTCTGGCTGCTCTTCGGAGCGGGCGCTCACGCCGCGACCGAGAGGACGCAGGACCTGAACACGGTGCAGGCTCTTGGGTGGTACCAGATTCTCGAGCCGTATCTCCTGACGGCGGTGCAGGCGCTTGCCGCTGTCGGCGTGCCGATTTTCGCTGCTATTTTGTACAAGCTCACTGGAATCAAGCTTGAAACAGCCGACCGCACCGCAATTCAGACGGCGGCGGCGAATTCTGCCGGCCGGATCATCCACGCCGTTGAAGGCCCGGTGTCGAACATCAATTTCGCGGCTCCTGGCAGCAAGTGGGGCTCGATCATCGCGGCAGAGGTAAACCACGTGATGGCCACGTTGCCCGACGAACTGAAGCGCCGCAATGTCACACCGGAGGCGGTCGACAAGATGATTCGCGCTAAGCTCGGGCAGGCGCAGGTCGGTGCGCTGGTTGTACCGAATTCGAGCATTTAGGGGGAAGGCTATGGTAGATCGGAAGACGGTAATCGAGCAGGCGCACAACGTCCTGACCGAATTCGAGCAGTTTGCGCAGCAGAAGATCAACCAGCTGCGGAACTTCATCAGCCATCTTGATGGAGGAGGGGGCGGTCCAGACCCCACTCCCGCGCCCAATCCTGCCCCGGCTCCCGGACCGGGTCCGGTCATCGAACCTCCTCCACCGGTCCCCGCTCCGCCGGTCCCCGGACCGGGTCCTGGGCCTGCCCCTGGGCCCGTCCCCGGGCCTGCGCCATTCCCACCGCAGCCTGCGCCTGCCCCCCGACCCGCGCCGGGCCCTTCGCCGAGCGGCAACCCCGATGCGAACAACGGTGGTAGTGATAACACCAACGTCTGAAAGGAATCGCGATGCTTTCACGTCGAACCATCTTGGCCAGTGGCGCCAGCGCTGTAGCCATGACTGTCGCTGGCTGCGTTCCTGGTCAGGGCCCGGCCCCTGACATCAACAGCGCGTTCACAGACATCACGGTCATCATTACCCGCGCGCAGCAGATCGTCAGTGGCATCTGCACGTATGTTCCGACGTTCTCCACGTTGGCCGGCATCGTTATCGCCATCGTCGGGACGTTTGCCGGCATTCCGTCAGGCGCGGCCGCCATCGAGCAGCTCGCTCAGAAGGCGGCGCAGGACTTCTGCGATGCTGTCGGCAAGCAAGTCAGGAAGGGTGTTCGGCTGCGACTGCTAAACAAGCGGGGCGGCCTGCGGGACGCCGTTCCTGGCGCTCCGATTATCAGCTATGGACCAGTAGTCATTAACGGCCATCCGGTCGACATCGAGGTTCTCCAGCCGGTCTAGCGTACTGGGGAATAGGGGCTCCGAGCTGTTCTCCTGGCAGCTCGGGGCCCGTCCCAACCACGGGGGAATATAATTCACCGGCCAGCGGCCCGAGGGGACCCCTTATGGATTACAAGTTTGGCAAACTTCCCGCGCGGCCTGAAGCCATTAAGCTGCGCATGTCGACGTACCTCGACCGAAAGGCAATCAAGCTCCCGCCGCGGCCAATGGGTCCATTCGGCCACGGGCACATCATCCGCGAATCAGACTGGGGCATGTGCGCCAACGACAAGTATGGTTGCTGCGTATTCGCTGGCTCCGCACACGAGACCAAGATGCTGGCAGGTCTTGGCGGTAAGCAGACATGGTTCCCCGATAACGCGGTCCTTTCCGATTATGCTGCCGTTACCGGATTTAATGAGCACGCACCACTGGATGCGCAGGGCAACAATCCGACCGACAATGGTACAGACATGCAGGTCGCGGCGAAGTTTCGCCAGAACACCGGCATCCAGGACGGCCACGGCAATCGCCACAAGGTCGCAGCATACCTCGCCATCGACCCTGGCAATCTCGAGCAGCACCTCATGGCGCTGTATTTGTTCGGTGCTGTGGGCATCGGAATTGAGGTGCCGGCGTACGCGCCTGACCAATTCGACGAGGACATCCCGTGGGATGTGAAGCCTGGCGCAGAGAAGATCGTCGGTGGCCACTATGTCCCGGCGCTCTACTGGGACGGATCGAACCTCGAAGTCATCACCTGGGCACGGACGCAGAAGATGACGCCGCGTTTTCTCAGCAGGTTCAACGACGAGAGCGTTGCTTATTTATCAACAGAATCTCTAACCAATAGACGAAGCCCAGAAGGCTTCGACTATGATACCTTGTTGGCCGATCTCAACCAACTTAGGAACGTCGGCTAAAATGGTTGCGTGGTACTGGCTGATTGTTGTGTTTCTGGCTGGTGTTGTCTTCGGTCTTTTTTGCATGCAGGAGGACAGAGAAGATACCGCCAAGCAGGAGCTTATGAAGAGGGATCGAGAATGTTAGTTGCGGCAGTGGTGGCTATTTGTATGTCTGGGCAGTGCAGCCAGATGAGTGGCAACATCCATTCTGTTTGGTGCGGTAAGTCAGCGACGCTGGAGCGGCCGGCGTCCATGGGTGGTAATGCTACTATCAGGGTACAGTGTTCTCGAGTACGGCCGGGCCATGGAATCGCTCCCGCTAACTGAAATATTCGGCCAAATATTAAAACTTGGCCTCCCGGGGATCATCATTCTAGCGCTTAGCTGGTGGGTGGTAAAAAGAGAGAAAGAATTTAAGGCGCTTTGGGAGGCGCGTGTAGCTGAATGGAAAGAGATGGCCACTCTCGCTCGCGCCTCTACAGAGGCGTTGGCTGGGTGGATACCTGCAAATGAGGCAAGGACGCGGGCTGTAGACGCATCGATTGAAGCTCATAAGCTGCAGATTGCCACCATTCAGGGTCTTACAGGCCAAATAGATAGAATGGACGCGGACGTTCTTAGAGCGTTAGAGAGCAATCAAAAAATGCGTGAGGCCGTAATAAGGATGAGCGCGATAACTGGAAGGCCTGTTGATCTATGACCGGACCTTTCGCGATGTTGCGCTCCATCTTTGGCTCTCCCCCACTATCATTGGAAACTGTGGCTAAGGAACGCAAGGAATATCGCGAAGCCATTCATGATAATCAAAATATTGTACAGCGGTCGATCGGTGCCGCTCGCACGTCAACGGCAGTATCGAATCGTGCGGTAGAAGCTGCTAATGAGGTGGTAAGACTTCTTCGGGGGAAGGATGACAAGTCCCCGGAGTGTGGCGATAATGACCAGAACCAGAAAACATAAATTTACGACACTGGAGCTGTGGGTATACATCGCGGCAGCGGCTGCGTTGTTTTTTCCAGTAGCCGCTTTTGTCCCACGAAACTTTGCTTTCGAGATTTTGAATGCGGTTCTTGTTTCGGCATCGGCAGGCATCTGTTCGTCTTACGCTATTCACACCTGGAGGGCCCTCAGGTTGCCATTCAAAGGCCTAAGCGCAGGCCAGGCTTATATCGTTGCACTTTTTTTGAAGTGCCTCGGCCTCGCGATGATCATCGGCGGTCTGTGGTATTGGAGGTATCTTGGTCGACCCGATTGGTTAGAGGAATCGACGTTTTGGCTCGCCGGCCGGTGGGTTACAACCATGGGATTGATCGGCATCTTGTCTGTGAACTGGACCGACAGTGGATCGATCGAGCCGATAGCCTTCCGTAAAACCGCTGGCGTAGTTTCTGTAGGAGTCTTTCTTGGTCTCCTTTCTCTCTTGATCGCATCATGGCGGGGATGACGAGTTTCCCTTACGGGCGATGTCAACATCGGGGGATGTTTTAGTAGAATGCCGCGTGAGGATGTGCGCAAGGCCAAGCGTATAGAGTTACGGGCTAGGATCGTTGTCGAGGCGATCTACCAGCGCTACGCGGCGAACCCTATTCCGATTCCACCGGTCGTTCTTCAGGATGATCCTGAGGATAACGAACGACTGACGCGAGCCAGGCGCATACTCGATCAGATACCGAAGAGCGCGCCGAGACGCCGCGTGACGTTGGCCCATAGCGATATGGCTAACGCCCATTTGTTTGTGCTACTTCAACCGAAGACCAAATGTATGACAGCCACCCACACGAAGGCGGTCGCCGCGCCGAGCGTCAGCCCAGTGAACAGGATAAAGAAGCCGCTGCCGGCTTTGGGGTAGTATTTATTTTTTGGGTTCGAGATATCCGTATTGCGCAAATATGCCTCCTCGTTTCGGGGGTAACGGTTTCGGCGGAGCCTTCTCAGGCTTGGGTTTCTGGGGGATCGACTGCTTCGGTTGGGCAGCAGCTCCCAGGTTTTTTGCCTTCATCCTGTTGTTCTTCGCGTATTCGGTAGTGTCTTTCGGGTTTTTTATTCCATAGCACACCTCACACAAAATCTGCCCGTCGGACGCCTTCAATTTCTTTTTCTTGTCGGTCACCGACCACTCGGCGACAATGTGGTCGATTTGGAACTCGCCCTTGCGTACGACGGCGTAGCAGCGTTCAGGGCTACGGTAGCTTAAACCTTCGCACCGAATGCGACCCATCTCGTCTTTCGCGCGCTCGATTATTTCCGTCTTGGTCTTGGTGTCGAACTCGCGTCGATGCTTCTGCGTAATTTTGGCGAGCGCTGCAGCACAAGCGGTTTTCTTGGGAGATCGCATGGGGTCACCGTGCAAGCCGCCGAACGAGAGCGGATATGGGTTTGAGCTTCGAGCGATGAATATAATGGGATAGGATGCCGTATCCAAAATCACGGATCGGGGCGCGACTAAGTGTGCTGCCAAATTCCCATCCAAGCAACGTGGCTGATTTTGTCTCGTCTGAATATTCGGCAAGCACATAGATATCCGCAAACGGTTTCCCGGTTTCGTGGATTAGATGCCCTGCCTTCCGTGCGGTTTTTACATCCACGCTAAGATCGAGACGTATACGAAAGTCTACTCCCTTGTCGCCGCCAGGACGGGTACTGAGGTCGGGAGATTGGCCGACTACATCGCCGAATGCAGCTTCGCCAACGAGGCCGACGTACTCGTAGTCTTCGGACAGAGGTCGACTGCTCTCGTGGTTTTGATGCGATTTGTGTCGCCTGTTGGCTTCATCGCGCAACTCGGATGTCATGCCGACCTGTTTGTGTTCTGTCGTAGGTCAGAGACGCTGATCCCGATCATGTCCGCCGCGCGCTCCAGCATCTTCGACGTCGCCTCCCGGAATTCGTCGGGCTTCATCGATTTCTCGCCCATGCTGGTGGGGGTGATAATACGGACCACGTTTCCCTCGATCACGGCGAATTTGAAATCCTTGTGACCTGGTTTGTCGTGAGAGCGTTCATGCATTAGGAGATAGCGATGGGCCTCAGTGTTGCTGGCAGCCGCAAAGTCTTCGATAGTGCAGTATCCCTCCTTCACCAGAAGCCACTTTCGGAAATGCTCAAAATTAACAAACATCTTAGCATAGCGTTCGGGTAACTGTCGGTACGCCTCGCCGAGCGCAGCGAATCGCGCAGCATGTAGATTGCGGTCGCGCGGGAATATCACATCCAGCCGGTAGACCATGCCGACGACCATGTTTTCGTTGAGCCATACCTGCGAGTCGCGCATCGGCTCCAGCATGTCGCCGAGCCACCTGGCTTTGATCTCGGTCATTGCCGCGCCTTCAGCCGTCTAATCATGTTCATCATTGCCCGCGGAGAGTGATCGGCGTGCTTCAGGTCTCTCGCGTGCCATATGCGGTACGAGCGCTCGAAGGGGCCGACGCGAAAGAGGCGCGCGCGTTCTGGCCCGAAGGCTTGCCGGAAGGCGGCCTCAAAGGCCTTGCAAATATCGTCGCCCCAGGCCGGTTTCATGCGCAACCTCTAAAATGGAATTGAGTCGTCAAGGTCGTCGCTAAGGCTACCTTCCCGAGCTGCGGCCGAACCCGGCGCTATCCTCGCTGTCGCGCCGATCTCCGTCGGGCTTTTTGCCATCGAGTAGCACGAGCTGGCCGTTGAAGTTCTCGACCACCAGCTCGCTCGAATAGCGGTCGTTTCCATCGCGGTCCTGCCATTTGCGTGTTCTGAACTTGCCTTCAAGATAAACCTTCGAGCCATTGCGGCAGTACTGCTCGACCACTTTCGCGATATTTTCGTTGTAGATCACGCAGTTAACCCATTCGGGTTTCTCACGGCGCTCACCTGTCGCCTTGTCGCGCCAGGATTATGTCGTGCGCCGGTTCGGCGGCGGCCAGGCCGCGGCGGAGTAGCGTTGTTCCCGGCGCGCGCAGCGCGATCCGGAAACCAGGCTTTCTTTAATGCAGCGAGGATGTGGCTCTGGATTCCCGCTTTCGCGGGAATGACGGCTGGAGCGAGCGCTGATCGTTAGCCCTCCCTCCCATCAGGGGAGGGGCGATCGCGAAGCGATCGGGGTGGGGTCTGACAATGCTTGAGATCACGTCCCCACCCGCCTCGCATGCGCTC